TAGATAGAACATGAATAGTAGATACAATTGTATGAGTACCAAAAGCTTCTTGTGAATTAATTGAAACTGGTTTAATAATATGCTTAAGATGATGTGTGCCAAATGCTTCTTCACTGTCTATTGAAGTTGGTTGTATTATTTGAACAAGACTATGTGCGCCAATGTATTCTTCACTATCAATTTGTACAGGGAAAATAGTAAGATTTAATTGATGAGTTCCAAAAGCTTCTTCGCTATCAATTGATGTAATATTAATAACATGATTTAATTGATGTAAACCAAAAGCTTCATCACTACCAATAGCTTGAGTAAAGATAGTAAGATTTAATTGATGAGTACCGAAAGCTTCTAATGATGTTATAGAAGATGGTTGTATTACTTGAACTAAACTATGTGAGCCAATGTATTCTTCTGAATCAATAGAAGATGGAACAATATAAAGATTTAATTGGTGTGAGCCAAATGCTTCTTCACTAGTAATACTTACTGGGAAGATAGTAAGATTTAATTGGTGAGTACCAAATTCTTCTAATGATGCTATACCAAGAACATGAACATTTAAGTTTACTTGGTGTGTACCAAATGCTTCTAATGATGTTATAGAAGATGGATTAATATAAGCATTAGATGTTAATGTTGGAGTGCCAAATGCTTCATTACTATTGATTGAACTTGGTTCAATCTCATGAACCAACATTGTAGTTCCGAAAGCTTCATCAGAAGTAACACCAATAGGATAGATGATGTAATTTAATTGGTGTGAACCGAAAGCTTCTAATGATGCTATACCAAGAACATGAATGTTTAGATTTACTTGTGGTGTTCCATATTCATCTTCAAAGATAGATGTTGTGTGAATATTTTGATGAACGATATGATATCCGAATACTTCTTCGGTAGTAATAGCATTTACTATTATAGAAATAGAAAGTTGTGCTATACCAAAAGCTTCTTCCGAATCAATAGAAGTCGGTTGAATGTATACAGCTCCAGGTTGTACTATTGGGAAACCAACCGATTCAGCCGAATTAATACTTGGTGGATAAATGTTTTGTTCAATATCATCCAGACCACCAAACATTTCTTGTGAGTTAATTGATAGTGGTTGTATTACTTGAACTACATTTACATCATTTACAAATTCTTCTGTATCAATAGCATTAGGTTGTATTACTTGTACAACACTATGAGTTCCAATATACTCTTCACTATCAATTGAACTTGGTTGAATGTAAGCTATAGAAGTTAGTGTTGGAGTTCCGAAAGCTTCTTCAGAAGTTATTGAAGAAGGAACAACATAAAGAATTAATAGATGTGTACCAAAAGCTTCTTCCGAATCAATACTTGTGATATTGATAAGATGATTTACTTTATGAGAGCCAAAGGCTTCTAATGAAGTTATTGAACTTGGTTGAATGTAAACAACTCCAGGTTGTATTACATGTGAACCAAAAGCTTCAGATGAAAATATCTCATTAATGAAAATCTTTAAATGTAATGTAGGTTCATTTACAGTTTCTTGAGTATTGATATCTTGAGCAAAGATAACAAAATTAATTTTTAGATTACCAAAAGTTTCTTGGCTTGTAATACTTTCAGCATGAATCTTTTGATTTACTTTATGTGTACCAAAAGATTCTAATGAAGATATAGAAGATGGATAGATATTAATATTTCCACTTACTATTGTTGGAGTGCCAAATGCTTCTTCACTATCAATTGAGCTTGGCTCAATCTCGTGAACCAACATTGTAGTTCCGAAAGCTTCATCACTGTCTACTGAACTAGGTTTAATCTTTTGATTAATTTGATGTGTGCCAAATGCTTCAGCACTAGGAACTCCAGGCTCTTCTATTTCTAAATCAAGTTCATGTAAACCAAAAGCTTCTTGGCTAACAATACCAGATGGAAGAACGTAAGCCGTTCCAGGTGTTACAGTATGTGAACCAAATGTTTCAGTAGAATCAATAGAAGAAGGAACAACATAAAGATTTAATTGATGTGTGCCAAATGCTTCTTCACTGTTAATAGAAGATGGGTATATAACAGCCGATAATGAATGTGAACCAAAAGCTTCCGAAGTGTTTATTGCTTGTGGGAATATTCTAAGATGTAATGAATGTGAACCAAAAGCTTCTAGTGAGTCTATAGAAGATGGTTGTACGTAAACAACAGAAAGTATAATAGGTGAACCAAAAGCTTCAGCACTGTTTACGTGATCTGGATATATTATGTAACTAAACTTATGTAAACCAAAAGCTTCTTGACTTGTAATACTTTGAGCATGAATTTTTTGATTTACTTTATGTAAACCAAAAGTTTCGGCACTATTAATAGAAGTTACTTGAATAGATACAATAGAAGTTATAGTTGGGAAACCAAAATCTTCTGCACTATTAATAGATGGAGGTTCTATTTCATATTCAACTCCAGGAGCTTCATTGACATATTCTTGAGATAGAATACCCAACGGGAAGATAGTAAGATTTAATTGATGCAAACCAAAAGCTTCTTCTGAATCAATAGAAGATGGTTTAATCTTATGTACTATATTGTGTACACCAAATACTTCTAATGAATCAATAGAAGATGGTAATATATTTACATTGCCAGTTGTTAAGGTATGACTGCCAAAAGCTTCATTACTATTAATAGAAGATGGAACAATATAAAGATTTAATTGGTGTGTACCAAAAGTTTCAGCACTATCAATTGATGCTGGCTTAATATGATGTTTTATGTGTGGTAGTCCAACACCTTCTAATGAATCAATAGAAGAAGGAACAATATTAAGATTTACTTTATGAGAACCAAATGCTTCTAGTGAGTTTATAGAAGAAGTAGAGATAATAACATCTCCAACTTCTATTATGTGAGTACCAAAAGCTTCATCAGATGTAATACCAATTACATGAATATTAAGATTTACTTTATGTGAACCAAAAGCTTCTAATGAATCTATAGAAGATGGTTTGATTTTTTGGTTGATCTGGTGTAAACCAAATGCTTCCGCACTAGGAACTCCAGGCTCTTCTATTTCTAAATCAAGTTCATGTAAACCAAAAGCCTCTTGGCTTATAATACCAGATGGAAGAACGTAAGCGGTTCCAGGAACTATTGTTGGAGTTCCGAAAGCTTCAGCACTAGCAATGTTGCCAGCATTATGTATTTTTAGATTTAGTTTGTGAGAACCAAAAGCTTCTAGTGTTGTAATAGATGTAGGAGAAATTCTTTGGTTTAGTTTGTGAGAACCAAAGGCTTCAACAGAAGCAATATTACCAACAAGATGTATTTTTTGATTTAGCTTATGAGTTCCAAATGTTTCGGCCGATAGAATTGGTGGGCCAGTAGTATAGATAACCAAATGTAATTTTGGTATACCAAAAACTTCTTGTGATGTTATGGCTATAGGTTTAATTACGTGATTAAGTTTGTGTGTCCCGAAAGCTTCTGCGCTTACTATCGCTCCAACATTATGAATTTTTTGGTTGAGTTGATGAGTGCCGAAAGCTTGAGTAGAAGATATATTTCCCACCGTATTAATATTTTGGTTTATTTTATGTGAACCAAATGCTTCAGCAGAAGATATTCCTGTTGGTTGTATGTTTTGTGTCGGTGGGACACCAGCAAAAGTATATAATATTTCATTAGCAGGATTAATAAGTCCAGACCAAGGGTCGGAATATAATTCTCTAACTTCTGAACTTTGTAATGCTCTATTATATAAACGAACTTCAGATAAAATTTGATCTGCTTTATTAGCTTGAGAAGGTCCTCTTTCACCAAATAGCCAATCGGCAGCAGATAGATTTAAGGTAGCAGCCGTTCCAGATAAAGTTGATACTGCAACGTCAATACCATTAATGTAAATTTTTATATCTGAAGTTAAGGTAGCTCCAGGTGGCACAACTATAACCACATGAGACATGTAGTTTTGCGATATGGTACTCGCCGCCGTTCCCCAAATATGTCCAGCCGAACCGAAATCTATTTGTATATTATCGCTAGAAGTTTGTATTAATAAATTTGTTCCGCTAGTAGTCCCAGCATTATATTGAACAATATCTTTAAGAGTTGCTGAATTTGATTTAATCCAGAATGATATAGTTAATTGGTTTGCTCCAGTTGGATAAGCAGGAAGTCCAGCCGGAGTCGTAAATGATACAAATTGTTTTATGCTTGGGAAATTAAGACCAACAGCATTAAGAGGGCCAGGAGTAGTTGAATAAGTTATAGAAGTATTACTTATTGTGCCGTGATTACCATAACCTGAATAGTCTTTTAATGCTCCTGTACCACCAGTAGCAGTATCTACAGAACACGGCCAATAACCCACGAGGCCTTTGCTCAAATAGTGGTTTCCGTCCACTATTGGCTGCATTGGTTGGGCTATTAATTTACTACGTCGGAAATTATACATAACGACTCTTCACACTCCTAAAGGGTTTTATTAAGTCGTCGTATATGTTATACCAGTAAAAGTCTTTATTAAATTTCCTTCAGTTGCATTGAAAGCTAAGTTAGTTCTATTCTCAATAACAAATCCCCATTTTCTAGGAAGTATGCCACCAAAGAAAGAAGCAACAGAACCTATAGTTGCTTTATAGGTTAAAGCACCAGCAGTTGGAGTTGTTATGATAAAAGGTCCACGCAAATTTGTTGGTACTCTTAATGTAACAGCAGCATTAGTACCTAAAGAGTTATCGGTATAGTTTGTTCCATCTTCTGAACCATAGAACCAAACGTTGATAGCTTTATCTGAGGCCGGAGTGCCCGTAACCAAAGGTATAGCAAGATATAGTATAGCATCAATATATTTGTTTGTGCCGTTATCTACAGCATCGCAAGATCTTGCTGAAGCAGTAGCTAAAGAAGCAAGAGTACAAGTTATACTTGCTGAAGCTGAATATGTAATGTTTAATGTTGAAGCCATTTTTGTTTTCCTATATTATATTAGCGTAATGTTTTGTATCAATAATATCTTTTTCAGTCACGGCGTTTGGCGCCCCAGCAACACCACTAAATAATCTAAGAATTCTACATGAAATAATTTTATTACTTATATGAACAGAATACTTTTTCTGTCCTATTTTTGAAGCGTGTTCCAAAACATCTAAAACAGCCATCTTAAGCTTTTCTTTATCACCCCAATATGATGATATACCAAACATATTTAGAAAAAAATCTATGCCTAGTAATTTAAGAATTCTTAACAATCCATCACTTTCTTCGGTAGCAACAGTATTATTAACTGCATTTCCTGCTCCATGATATATTAAAAACTCAACTAGTTCTTTTACAAGCTGTACATTATTAACTACCTTTAATTCCTCAAGCCAAGTTAGATATTCTAATGCTTTAGTTATACTAGTAGATTGTATTTCTGATTGTCTTTGTGGTTGATTCATTAAAGCAGCGATCTGCGCCGGATAAGCAAAATATCTACTATACCCTAAATGTTCGGGGTCAGTAAGTAATTCAGTCTTTAATGTTCTTATTAAATCTTTATGCGTGAACATTTATCCTCTGCTAAGTCGTTTCATGAAGTCTTCAAAAGCTTTTACGCTTACTTCACGAATCTTCTTAGCAGGAGCCTTAGATATTTCTTTCTTGTAGCCGGCAATGGTACGTTCTTTGATGAGCCCATTATCCCAAACCCATTCTTTACCTTCCATGATGCCATTTACGAAAGCATCAGGAGCAGAAGGGTCGGCAACAATGTCACCAGCCGTTACAAGATAAAAATCATCTTGAACTATCTGTATATCGTGGCCTTCGGTTCTTAACGAACCCATACCACGAGAAGATACGCCAAGTGAAGCACCAGCATCAATAAAAGCCTTAACGATTTTACCGTTAGGCAAGTCAACTAATATTTTAGCTTTACCAATAAAATTATCACCATCTTCTCTTAATTCGGTAATCATATGCGATACACGATCAAGATTGATAGTCGGACCATCTGGATGTCCCAATTCACCAAAAGCACGATTCTTTTCTACGTACTCTTTAATATATCTTTTAACTTCATTTTGTAGAAGTTCTTTAGGGTACATTCTTCCATTGCGGTTCTTCATTTCTGCTTGGAGAAAGATACCTTCAATGAAGTAGTTTTTACCGCCAGACTTTTCTTCGGTAATAACCTTGTACGCTAAATTTTCATTTACTTCTGTAATGAGTTTCATTTCTTAGGCCTAACGTTTCTCTTTAAAAAGTTTCTTGGAAAGCTGTACTTCTTTTTCGTCAAGTCTCTTAGCTGTCTTAGCCAAAAGAACTTCTTTTAGCGTCTTTCTGAAAGCCGAAAGGTTCATTTCTGAAGCTAACTTAATAAGGTTTTTTAGTTTCTTTTTTGACATATATGTATTTATCCTTTCCAAGTTTATTAAAATTCGTTACCATCATCAAAATTAGTCATTTTAACCCCATCTTCTCCCGGAGCGGGAGCCGGATCAGGGTAAACGTCTTTTTCAGCTACAATGTCTTTATCCACAGTTTTCTGTTCATCCTCAGTCTGTTTTAGTACGTTCTTTCTAATCCACTTAACTGAGAAGTATTTTTGTGTGTATGGATCTATCAATTGAATAAGCTCAAGTCTGTTTCTAAGAATTTCAGAGTCTTTCAATTCAGTAAAGTGATTATCGTTAGCCCAATCAAAAGTTACTTGCTCTTTTATATTCTCCCATTCATCTCGGTTTACAATACCCTTTATAGTTAGTTGCTTTTCTAATAGTTCAATGAATAGGTGTGAGAATCTAATTCTTTGTCTATAGATGAATTTAGTAAACTTCAATTCATCACGAGTAATTTCAGCAGCACGTCCTAATTGGAAACCATTTTCTGGATCTAATCTTGATACTGGAACATTAAGTGCTTTATATAATTTCTTCTGAAAGTATTCAACGTCTGCCATCTCACCAAGATTTTCACCACCTGGAAGTGTATCAATAGAAGTGCCCTGACTGTTCATCACAAAGATTCCAGCCGATAGAGCAAAGTTGTGATAATCGTGATATCTGTGGTCTTTATCAATTGTTAAGGTTCCGACATCCATTCTTTCAGAAAGTATTTCTATTGAAACGACTTTATGGTTATGGAGTTTCTTTTCTTCATTCATCGCTTGCATTTTAGCCAAGCCAGGAGACCATTTTTCTAAGTATTCTGCTTTACTTAATATTTGTTTATCTTTCTCTCTCGTATAGAAAGGCATTAACGAATCTTGTGGTTTCAGATCTCTTGCTTCTATTTTAGTGCCGTCTCGCAAAATAAATTTGTGATCTGGTGTTGCTATAACTTCTTCGCCGTTGTCGAGAGTTATTTTAAGCACATCAGTATTTTTGCGTGTAACGCCAGCCCAAGATATCAGGCCAGGAACTATTTCTCCTTCGGGTGAAACAGAGTATGTCCAGTTTTGTTTGCCTTGATCATATTCTAATATTAAATCACTTAAAGGAACTTGACGGCCATCTAGTAAATCTATCTGCGTATTCAATGAAAGGCATCCCTCTCTCCTCGGCAACCAAAAGTCTTCAAGCATAGAAAGTGTTCGTCTATCGTCTTTGACTTCTCCAGTTTCGATATTGTAGACCATCTTGTTACGATATCTTTGCATGATATCTCTAAGATATGCATCAGCTTTTGATTTAGGAAGATTACCAACATCAACATAGAAAATTCTTCTTTCTGGAGCACGAGCAATACGATAGATAACCATCGCATCTTCCATCATTTTTAGTTGATTCATTCCTTTTAATGCTTTATGTAGATTAGAAAGAATGGTAGAAGAAAATTTATCTACAATACCAGAATGAACAAATAGAATTGAATCAGTAGAAATTTTAATACCTTCTACGGTAGTAGATGCGCCAGTGTATGTGGTATTACCAGAACCACCACGAAGAAGTCCTCTTTGGTTGAACACGTAATATTCATCGGCAACTTTTAATAGCTCAACACCCTGTTCTGAAACATCTCTTTCTATTTCTCTAACTTTACGAATTTGTCTTGGGTCAATATATCGAAGTTCTAAGATCCCATTTTTCTTTTTTTGATCGTCTAGTATAACGTGAAAAAACAGTCTACCGTCTATATACCATTTTCTGAATAGGTCGTATGAGTTTTGATTCCAATTTAATAGAGTAAGAATATTATCAAACTCTTCATAGATTGCTTCTTTAACTTCTTTCTTTTCTTTGATATTGCTGAGATTAATTTCTACGGCATCTCTTTGTCCATTAACAACAATTGCTTCATTAACAATGTCGTCTATAGCACTATCTACTTCAGGTAGAAGTGCCATTTCTCTATAGCGTGTGATTAATTCAAATTCGTTTTTAGAAGAGCCTTCAAGGTCAATGAAGGCTCCGTAGGCACCAACACCTTCAACGGTTACTGCGCCATCTTCATTAGTAGGCGGTACAAAAGACTTAGCATCTTCTTTAGCTTTTTCTAGTTCAGTCTTTTTTAATGTATAACCGAATAATTTAAAATCCATTTGCTCTCCTGTTCATACTATAATAGGCTTGTGATTATCTCCAAGACCTTCACTTGATATTTAGGTGAGCCTAAATTATTCTTTGCTGGCGTCAAGAACCCATAAGTCGTACTGAAGGGTTACAGTGAAACTTTCAATTTCATTTTCGGTTGCCCAATTTGTTTCAATAGCAGAAACTTCAGTTGGAAACAAACCTTGAAATTGGTACTTTCTAATTGGAGACTGATCATCAGCTTTTCCAAATTGTAATACCTTACCGTCTACCTTATATGTATCTGGAGTTGATGTAGCACCAGAGTTACGTAAGTTAGTTGTATGTCCGTTGATAGCTCCCATCCATGATTCAAAAGCATTTCTTAAAGCAAAATCTTCATCGTTGATAATAGTCAATGTCCATTCAGGGAATGTTCTATTACCAGCAACCTTAATTTTTCTACCAAAGTATGATACTTCGATTGGAGCAATAGTTGAAGAGGGTAAAGAAGCAGCATTACATAGAAAACTTAATTTGTTTTTGAATGTAGTTTTATCTGCCGCTTGTGAACCGCCTTGTGGAAGAATTTGACCTCCGCTTATAGCAAGCGGAAGGTCTAGCTCTACTCTAAAGAGTGACGGACGTGCTCCACCAAACTCTAATGCTGTCTTGATATCTTGAATTTTAAAAGCCATTTTGGTTTCTCCCTAAGTTAATATTTATTAGAATTTACCAACAATTTCAGCAAATTCGACACCAGTTCTTACAGCAATAAAGTTCAACTGAATGAAGTTGATCGAACGTGCTGGCTTGATGTAAATATCTCCAATAAACTCGTTACGGTCAATTACTTCAGGAGTGTTGTTAGATGTATCACATACAACTTTGAAGTCATATATTCCACGTCTACCTTGAACATCTCTCAAGAAAGGCTCAACAAGGTTTCTAAATTGTGATCTTGTGAATGAATCGTTGAATTCAAACAAAGTAAATTTAGAAGCACGAGCAATTGCTTTTTCAAGAACAATAAACAATCTACGAACGTTAATACGATCAAACGCACTTGGTTTAGCAAGAAGAGTTTTATCTCCAAACAATACAGTGCCTTGAGCGTGTTCGTCAATTACAGAATTGATTCCAGAAAGATACAAGTCATCTCTTTGCGCTTTGTGTGGGCTATAAGCAAGACGTAATACATTTTTAATATTACCTCTGTTATATCCAGCAGGAGAGTACCAAGGATCAGCAATAGTATCTGTTCTAACACATAGACCAGCAATATCACCATTCAAAGGAACCCATCTCTTAACGTCATTGTATTTGTCGTATTGAAGTTTCCAACCACTGTCCATAAAAGCATACGAGCTTGATGGAAGAGTATCGCGGAATTCAATAGAATCTTCAACTTCGTTATCTACGTTATCAACTACGTCAGCTTTTTCTGGTGAGATAAAAGCAACACAATCTTTACGCACTTCACAAACGTTATTGATTACAGAAATTGCGATTGCTGAAGATGCTTCACCTAATAGAACAAGTGATACATCAACTAGATCAGCATTAGCAAACAAATCGTAACCTTGAATACGTGCGCCCTCTACAGCGCCTCCAGTATTCACATCACGTCCACCTTTCAAGCGAACTGTGTATGGCTTATTAATAGCAGTGAAAGCAATACCAGCGGCACTACTTCCCCAGTTTAATCCAGCAGGAAGATGATCTGTCCAACGTATTAGGTTTGACACTTCATTGATTTTATTTACGTAATAAACAGAAGCACCATCTGGACTCTTAGCATCAGCAGCTTTAGAAAGGAAAGCATGTCTTTCAAGAACAGCACCTTTAGTACCAGAGATATCTCCATTTGCGTCAATAACTACAACGTGAAGTTCATCAGCAGAACTAGAACGATCAGCAGCATAGTCAGAAGTTCCAGGAGCAACACCGATAGCATCAGCGAATTCCCATTTAGCAGAAAGTGAAGCACCAAGTAATACAGGAGAGAAAGCGGTATCGGTATCTGCTGAAGTAGCAGATACTACAGAAGCGATCTTTCTTTCTTGACCTGAAGCTAAATCTCTAACGATAGAACCAACAGTTAATTTATTTAAGAAGTCAGTTCCAGTACCAGTTAAAGTAACACCAGAACTAGAAACAGTGCCAGCAAGGTTTTGTTTAAATGCGTTAGCAGTTGCAGGATTAGTGCTACCACTTGGACAAATAGAAACCAAAATAGCATTACCTAATGCTCCAGGATACTTAGCAGCAAAAGGTCCAACGTTAGCTAAACCGCTAGAATAGTTTTGTGTATAGTCATCGTCATTCTTAATAAGAACTCCGATACCAGGAGCAGCAGTTCCAGTACCTTCTTCTGAAGTAGCATTTAAAGCTCCAACAAAGATTTTAATGGTAACAGCAGCAGAACTTAAATCTGGAGAAAATGCAGCATCAATAGTTAATGCGATATCACTTGCAACAGCAGTTACATTTCTTTCGTCAAGTCCAAAAACAATAGTGTCTCCAGGACGTACACGTAAAGCACCAAGCAAGAAGCCTGAACCAGTTACAGCAGTTCCAGTAGAACTTACGCCAGTGAAGGCAACAGATTGTGTTGCTGTGCTTGCAGCACGAACAATACGAAGTTTATTTCCGTAAGCTAAAAAGTTTGCGGCAGTGAAGAACGAAGTAGCAGTTTCCAAATCGGGTTTACCGAATCGTCTTACTACGTCATTTTCGTTTCCAACAAGAACGATCTCGTTGAGCGGCCCCCATTTGAACACACCACAGAAACCACCGTCAGTAGTTGATACGGCAGGGACAATAGTAGTAAGATCAATTTCACTTACATTTACTCCGGGCGATACTTGAAATCCCATGTTTTTTCTCCTTAAAGTTTTAAGTGCTCCACCTCAAATCTGAGCAGGCCTTTGTATAGCTTTAGCACTAGATATTTATAATTTTACTGTCTTTATAATATTCCAAATATTACCAGTCTTCAAAACTCTCATCTTGATCGTCTTTTCCGGTATAGTCAAACTCATTCCATGATCTTTTGCTCTCTTCCCACTCATTAACAACTTCCCAATTAGTTCCGTCATTATCTTTGAAAGTCTCAACAGCTTTAACATGGTCTTCACTTGAAGCGATAATTCCAAAGGGAAGCATCTCTTCTCTCATACTCTCTTCTTTCTGGTCAGCCATCTTCTTTCGTATATCCACGTCTGTCAATTCCTTGAAGACGGGCTGAGTAGCTAACCAACCAAAAAGAACTAAACACATAACCAAGTCATCATTATGACCTGCCCCTGCGGCAAAGCTTTTTCCAGTTGCTACGAAAGCGGCTAACTCTTTAATAGTATCTTTGTCGTGGATTAATAGTTGATCATTTTCAATTATACTTTTAAGGTTTGAACACCCTAAAGATTTAATTGGGGCCGTGGTCTTTACTCCTAACTTAGCGTTTTTCTTAAACCCTGCCGAGATTCTTTGACCTCCTCTCCCCATATTAGTAGTAGAAAAGATGTTTTCGTATTCTAGATCTGAGTGTAAAGTTTCTGCTACTTGACTTCCGATATTATTTGTTTCAATCAATACATGCGATGTGTTATATTTAGTGGCCACGTTATATATGATATTGGGTAGCATCATTGGAGATACTTTGTTATTTCTGTATTTTGCTACCACCCTATAAGGAGCTTCGGTAACATCAATCACAGTCATAGCAGAATAATCTAAATTTTGTCCTTCTGCGGTATCCACAATGGTCATATAGATATGTTTTTCTTGTGGGAATTCGTAAATGTCTATATCATTAATTTTATGAAGAGGTTCTCTTTTTCTAGTTCCCAGTGACATCATTTTAGATGGAACAATAAGCGTATTCACAGAACCTAAGAATTCGCAATTAAATTCTTGATTAAATTTTTCTTGTCCTAATTGTTTAATTTGGTCTTCAGCCCACTTAGCATCACGTCCAGGAACAACCGACCAATGAGCTTCAATAGGTTTATAAAGATTTTCTTTTGCTAGAGCAGCTTCCCAATAATCATAAAATAAATTCATACCATTCGGTGTTGATACCATGAATAGTTTTGTTGTAGTACCTGAAGAAATAGTAGGATATACAGAAGTAATAAACTCGTTAGCAATATTTTGTGGTACGAAAGCAAACTCGTCCAAGAAAATAATATTATATGTGTTACCACGAATAGAACTTTTAGCAGTAGAAGCAGCAACAACTTTTGAACCATTTTCTAATTCAATAGAACCTCTGTTCCACGATACGATACCTTGTTGCATCCATAGTGGTATATGTTCAAAAGCTAATTGAAGTTTAGCTAAAATATCTCTAGCAATCTGAGCCTTGTTAGCAAGCACAGCAATATTTTGCATCGGACCAAATAATACAGTCCACATGATGTAAGCAATTGTTACAGTAGATTTTCCTACCTGCCTTGGTAGTTTTGCAATAACAAAACGTTCATCAATATATGCTTGAAGTAATGTTTTTTGAAAGTCATATAGATCAAAAGACACAAGTCCTCTATCCACGTGAACGATCTTCATGTAAGTCTGAATGAAATATAATGGATCATTGGTGCATTTAATACGCTCCGCAATTTGATCGGTAGTATAAGCCATTTGAACGCCAGCGCACTTAAGGTTAGGATTACGTTTGTAGTGCCGCATAGTCTGTGGATTATATCTAGGCATCTTTCTTGACTAACCCCATTTTCTTTATGATCTCATCCAGTTGAGTAGTCGTACCAACAAATAAATTATTGTTGACAACTTCAGGACCAGTGTCAGAAATTTGTTTTGCTTTCTCATTTTCGATCTTAACCTTATCTTTGTGCATGGTCATCAAGTCTTTCTGAGCATCAGCAATTGTTTTAACTAACAAACTTAAAACTTCAAAAGCTCTAGGATGTTGGCTTGCGTTAGCAATCTGAGATAGATTGTTTAGTGCTTCAACAGATCGTTCAGTAATTGTGTATAGATTATCTCTCACATACTTATAGTCTGTTTCAACCTCTTCAGTATGTGTATCTTTCTTTGGTGCTAATACCGGCACAGCTTCTTCAAATATTACCGGCACTAATGGTGAGCCGTCTTTAGCTGCCGTAGGAAGTTTAGTCTCTTCTGTTTTCTCAGAAGAAATAACAGGTAAAGTATTTCCAGTAATAGCACGAAGATCGTCTTCAGTTGCTACAAACTGATTAAATTCCTGATCATTATCTTTTATAATATCGTCACTCATATATCACCTTAAATAATTTTTGGTTTCCCAAATTGCTCGCCAGTATGTAAAATTTCAGTTTTTATTTTTAATACAATGTCTTCATCTAATCCAGTCTCAGGATTAAACTTCTTATTGTCTGTATATTCAGTATAGCTTTCACTGAATCCAAAATCATCTTCAAAAGTTTCTCCAGGAAGAGCTTCAATTAAATGCCGTGCCGATCTAGGTGTTGCGTTTCTTGCTATTTGATCTTGAACAGAATTTCCAATAGGCCCAACAAGAATATCTGTTTGTATTTTTGTAATAACATCTTCTGGTTTTACTGGCCCATAGAATAAAGTCTTAACTTCAAAATTTAGAGTCCAAATAATATCTCTTCTTGTTAGCCAATCTTCTTCATAGTTATCAGCCATAGAAACAGCTTGGAGAGTGATTGGAACGTCATCAATAAGATTTACTTCTGGTATAGCTTTAATAGTTACAGTATAGTCAGGAGTGAACCAAGGAAGTATTTGTTCTATGATCTGGTTAGCATCATCTATGTACTTAGCAAGCACGTAAAGCTCTAGGCCGAGCTTGTACGACACTGGATTGTACTGTCTGTTCACATGTGAACCATCGCCTGCAATAGCCTTTTTATTTCTATGCATTGTGTTTAGTTTTCTTGCTCCATCATAATTGAATGAAACAATTTGAAAAGCTAAACGTGGAAGTTCTATTGTATAACCTTGATTGAAATCTGGCTCTTTAGATGTTCTTGATAAGTATCTTTCTTTTGGACCGTAAGCCAAAGGGACTTTAATACGCTTGATCTCTTTACCTTGTGCGTCTCTTCTTACAATAGAGATATCATTGAACAGTGAACCAAACACTGAAACAACTTTTCTCATTGTTCTATGGTAGAATATATTGCCAAACATTAGAAGTCATCCTCAGAAAATGGATTGTTCTCAGTGAAATCTATAATAGAATCACTCTCTGTCTGAATAGGAACATTCTCTGCTAATGGATCACTAATAGCTTGAGTATTAAGAGATGTTAGAGAATATGAAGCGGCACTTTTAACACCTTTAACTGGGCCGTTAGTAGGATCAAACACACCAAAAATATCTTTAACTTGAAGTTGTCCAGCAGGAAAGATTGCTTGAATAACAGTAGCTTTTGCATCTGCTTCTAATAGATCTAAACCTTGATAAACAATTTCGCCTTGTTGAAAAGTACCAACACCAACTCCAAGTTTTAAGAATATACTTGATGCCGCTATATCAGCAATTTCATCAATTGCATCAACTCCAGTTTTAACTTCTTCATGTGAGAAAGCATACTGTTCACATTTTAATTCGTAAACATATCTTTCGCCAAGATTATAAAATACACTTTCATGTTCTACATATCTAATTTCTAATAGTGCATTGTTTAGAGGAAAGTAAATTAAATCACCTTCTCTTGGTCTTTCTAATTCTGTTCCTACTACATCGTTAAATCTTGTGCGTGAAATAGTTAAAGTGATCTGATCTTTGATATCAATCCCGAACTTGTTCATTAAAGTTCCTTGACCTTCAAAGCCATCTACGTTTTTAATGTACACTTCTATATCATATACGTCATCAAATTTAGAGAGAACATCTTCACCTAATACTAGATCTATTTTTTGGTTTGATCTTGGAAGGTACACACAATCTATGCCATGTATTTGTATGGCCTCACGATTGAGATCGTCAACCAGATTTTGTTCTGATCGCGGATTAAATAGATTGAAGTAACGATTGGTTCCCACGGTTCCACCTTAAATTGTTGCTATAGGGTATTTATGCCCTATTATCCAACCATAAAATCAGGTGGCAACTCAAACTCTTTACGAATACGCTCTCTGAGTTTTTCTAAATCTCTTTGTGCTTCATCGTAGATTACTTGTCCGTTGAGAGTTATCCCGCCTGGAAGTTGAATACCCGAAAACTTTTTGAGGTTATTTCCCCACTGTTCTTTGATTAAGTTGTAGCAATACTCTCTAACAATTTCATCTCCGTAGACTTCTTTATATTGTTCTGGATCTAATGCTACCCATGCTTCTATAATTACAAATTGGTCTACCATGTAATCATTGATATCAATATAAAGCGTATCTGTTTTTCTATTAAAACGTAAACCCTTTTTACCTCTGAATAGAAATTCCCAAGTAGCAATATATGTTTTGTAAATATCGTAGGTAATTAAATCAGTAGAAGCCATGCTGAACATATTGTTCAATGCCCATTGATATTGAAAGTCAAATATACCACCCATATTTCCACCAAGCGAAGAACTCTGTGGAGGTAATATATCGGTAACACTGATTACTCTATCACCAACTGGAATAGATTTTGTATCTATATCTCCAATAACGATTGCATTGGGAGTATTAGAAATAACGAATGTGCCGGCGGTAGTTTGATTGGTGACTGTTTCTCCTGGCGTAAAGCTTCCAGCCGCAGTAATAAAGCGCACATTAAGGCCAACAACATCATAAAAATACGCTGTAGCATTGCTTGTGTTTCCCTTCAATACTTGTCTTTTTTCAAAAACTCCAACAGGAGCTCCAGTGATTACAAAACTTGATGCGGTGATTTGATGTTTAAGATAACAACGCTCTACACCATCAAAATGATAGTCACGAAAATACGCTAGACCTTCATCTATGCGGTCTTCAATTTGATCTTCATCCAAATTTAATTCAATAACAGGAGCACCCAACTTTCTCAGGCACCACTCTATTAAATCAACTCTGGTAGCTGGAAGTGGCATGGTTATTTTCTCTTTGGTTTATCTTTAATTCTTTTTGGTGTTGATGCGCCGTTGCCGTTGGATCTAAATCTTTCATTTGATAATGCTCTCATAATAGCACCCAATGCACTCATCTTTCCTTTAGTCATCTTATCAAGATTCTCAAGAATAGATTTTAATTCTGTTAATGCAATATAGCTAGTAACCATTGAGGTTAGAGGAACAACATCAGCCCCAAATAACAAATACTCATTAATTATTCTACAGACAACTATAGTAACAAAATACACAAGAAGTTTGGATATAGTTCTTGATAGCTTTGAGCTTGTAATCTTTTCTTTCTTTTTGAAAGCAGCTATGACACCAGTGATAAGATCGCAAGCAACAAGAAAAACTACTCCAAAGATGATGCTTGATATAGGAGCAAGAAAAGCAGTGATTAATAGTAATACTTTAGTTAAGAAGATTTTGAGATCTACTAACTCAAATACATCAGAAACAATATTGAAATAAGATTTTATTGACATTAAAAGAACCCCACTAGAAATGTGGCAGTTGTTCCAGTGGCGTATATTTTTCTAATGACTAGATTCTCTAGGTATGTACCAGCAGGAACTGATTTAAGTTGAGTACCACCTGGCACATCTTTGACTAGTTCAAGTGTGATGTCACCAGCGCCCCCAACATACAGTGAAGTAATGGGTCTTGCTAGATCTGCACCGTTATTCGGTGTAATAGCTACGCTCTGTCTTGCCATGATTAGTCTCCTAAGTAATGATCTTACATTATTTATTAAAACTTGTAGCCACTATGGATATAGTAAATCTGCTAAGTCTTTTATTGTTTTGTTTAATTCCAAAGGGTCTGCATTACTAGTCTGGGCAGACACCGATTCATTTGTGGAATTATCTGTAATAGTTATGTCATAATAAGATGGTCTGTTCTCACTATCAAAAACCATTCTATATGATGCGGTATACGGTAGTGGCCATGTATTAGGTGCTAGTGGCATATTAATTCTCCAATACTGTTATTCTTGCTTTAGCGGCTTCAAGTTCTTCTTTAAGTTTCTTAATAGCTCCAACTAGATATGGAATGATATGATCAGTTTGCATTGACCAAGCTTCAAAGCCCTCATCACCAAATTCTAAATTATTATTAGAGTCTCCAGCTACTACTGCTTCAGGAATTTCATCTATTACCTCTTGTGCTAAGAAACCTGTTCGGACTCTTGCTGAACCATCGTCATATTCTGGTTTGAATGTATATCTTATAGGATCTAAACCACATACTTTATCTAAAGCATCAGAACTAGATATACTTATGATACCTTGTTTTAATCTCTGATCTGAAGTGTTAAGAGCATTAACGGCATAGATGGTTGCTACTCGGGCCCCGGAACTGCCAATATCATATGCGTTATTTGCTTCCGCTCTAAGTCCACCTGCGGCTGCTATAGACCATCTAGCAGAACCTCCAGTAAAGAAATACATATCTCGATTGGCTGATATATCTAATGTATCATCGACATCACTTAATCTAAAATATCCATAAGTAGTTCCATCAACTTGAACATTAAATCCTGAAGTAGATGCAGCCGACGCACTACCACGATTAAGTGTGACTCTAGTTCCGATGGTAGAATCTATATATAGATTTCTAATATAATTAGAACCATTTCCAATATCTGAAGTAATATTTCCATTAGGAACATAATGTCCTCCAGAATCTACACGCCATCTTATAGAATTATTAGTAGATAGTCTTAATTCTCCTGTTGTACTTCTGCTTCCTATATTAACATTACCAGAACCACCAGTAGTAGCATCTCCGCCATATATTTCTAATGTACCCTCTCCACCAGCAAATTCATTACCATAGATACCAATATATGCACCTCTACCAGTAGCAAAATCTCCGCCGCCCTCAATAAGAATTCTTTTATTATCAGAACCATCGGTAGTATTAGCTTTAATGGTATAAGTAGTAGGCGTATAAGTAATACCACCAGCGCCACCTCCACTGCCAGCAGTATCGTCTACATATTTTTTTGTAGCAAAGTCGTTTTGACCTGTCGGAGCAATGTATGTTGTACTTGATACTATCTTTGCCATATTATGTTGCCGTTGAAACCGCTAAGTATTCTATATTACCAATCCAAGAAACTGTTTCTGCCGCCGCTCCAGTAATTCTGATTCTTATATCATTACTTGAAACATCTACATCAAAATCATATCCCGGAGAACCATAGGTTTCTATTTCTTTAATTCTTCCTCCCAAGTCTGAAGCAATAACAGCAGCTCCAGCATTGTTTCTATAGACAGTGAACTTAAGTTTTCCACCAATACCTTTGGCTGTAGTGCTATTAAATCTTCCGCCAAGAGTTACAGTGAATATGTAGGTAGTATTATCTGCTAATGTTAAAGTATAAAGATTAGCTGTAGTCGCATCAGTTGTATTTGCTACTACGGGAATTTCAAATTTACCTGAAGGTGTGTAGCCAGTAAATGCTCTATGTTGTGTTCTACCATTAGCATCTATAGCTAATCTTGTTGTAGCATTAGTGCCAAGATTTAGTTCTCCGGTAGTGCTATTAACTTGAATGTTAATACCAACACCAGCCGTACCAATTCCAGATTGTATTTGAATACCACCAAGTCCAGCATGTTCATTACCATTGATAGTAATGTAACCGCCTCTAGCAGTATCTAAAACGTTGCCGCCACCCGATAGAATAAGTCTAGCACTGTCCGAGCCATCAGAAGTAGTAGCGAAAATATAACCGTTTGTTGTGCTGAACTGTAAGTTAGAATTTGATGAGTTTATTATTCTCCATCTCTCTGCTCCGGCAGTTGATATAGTAATATGTCCACCAGAAACGTTACCGGCAACAAGATCTATTCTTCCCGTATTAGCTTCTTCATTACCAAAAAGAGAAATATAAGCTCCACGAGAAGAACCAATATCACCACCACCAGATATTTCTAATCTCATGTTGTCTGTGCCATCAACAGTACCAGTTGTGATATTAAGTGTGTTAGTTGCAGTGCCAGTGATTGCACCTCTAACTAAAAGATCGCGCAAGTAAATGTCGCGTATACCTAAGCTAGAATTACCAATATCTTTTGTATTATTTGAGCCAGGTACTAAATGTCCAGCATTTTGAACTTGCCACTGAACAGCATTTAGAGTTTCAAAATAGATTGAACCTGCACCGCCTGCTAATATTTCTACTGAACCGGTGCTTCCGTGCTCATTTCCGTAGAGATATATTGTACCGCCTCTAGAATCACCTTGAATTCCACCACCACAAAGTAATAGTCTTTTTGTGTCTGCGCCATCAGCAGTATCAGCATGAATTCTTGAAGTTGAACCACTGAATACTAGGTCGCCGTCTGCACCAGATGCTTTCCAGTTTCCGATTGCTCCTGCATTAAAGTAAATATCAGCAGCACTGTTACGAGTGTAGAGATATAGATGTCCGCCAGCGTCACCAGTTGAAAGTGTTGCACCACCAGAATTACTTTCGTTGCCGCCAAGTTCTAGATATGCGCCACGTCCTACTTGTGCAAATCCAGCAGCACCGCCACCACCAATTATAATTTTCTTATTGTCTGCACCATCAGCAGTATTTGCAGCAATAGAAAATATAGAAGGAGTGTACTGAATGTTACCGGCAACTTGTAATGCTCCAGCAACATCGAGAAAGAATCCGGTCGCAGGCGCAACACCAATACCAACACGACCCTCAAAATAGTTCTTAGTATTCCCGCCACCGTTTGATGCTTGAAAGATACCCCAAGCATTAGTGATAGAGCCAGCTATACCAAAATTTAAAGTTTCTGCATATAGTGCATATGAATTAGATATTGTGCCGGTTGGATTAAGAGTATGGAGTCCAACTCTCGACCATGTACCATACTGTTCAGCAAGGGTTCCAGCAAAATTTGCTGTATTGAAGTAATGCTCAACTGCTATACCAATTCTATAACCAGAATCAGTTATACCAACATTTATTTTAGGATCATAACCTCTAAACTCTGCAACTTTTTGATAACGAGTTACAGTGGAAGTAATATCTGGATATTTTGCATTGAATATGAAGTTCACGCCATCCACGGTTGGACGATCTCTAGTAGTGAAAGTTCTTAATGTGCCAGAATTTTGATCTACCGGTGTATTACCGATAGAAAGTTGATAGATGTTAGCATTAGAGCCAACGTCCATTCTAATATCTGCGCCGGCTACTGCACCCGATTGAATTATTACTTTTCCTAAATCTGCATGTTCATTACCAGAAACTCTAATATATGAGCCTCTGCTAGTCGCTTCTGCACCACCGCCGACTAGAGAAATAGAGTTAGTATCTGTCGCATCAACAGTGCCTTGTCGAATAATTCCAGAAGACTTATTAAATACAAGATCGCCGCCGTTAGTTACATCTTGCTCTAAGTTACCTGAAGTATTTTTTATTCTCCATCTATTACTATTATTAGTATAGAATCTAAGATCATTAGACTGTATAGAACCGAAATATAGATCGCCTGAAGCACTATTATATTCTATACCACTTGTAGGATTTTGTAATAGAATACCATTACCATTTGTAGGATCTTCCGCAAGTCTTCCTGTGGTATCAATATACCATCTATTTAAATTGGTTGTATTAAAATATAAATCATGAGAAGTTGTATTTCCTACTATTGATCGTGAGTTAGCAACATCAAGTGTCCAACGAGAATCAATAGTGGCAGAAGTTTGAATTAATCTACTAACACCAGCAGTGGCAGCAAGGGTTAAAGATTGATTAACATAATCAAATGTGCCAACATAAGCAGAACCAGCAATATTCATTAATTTAATTTTCTTAGCACTAGCTGAACTAATAGTAGTATCATCAGCAACACTTAATTTAATTAAACCAACATCAGCACTATTAGCAAAGTTTCTACCATTTAAGAATGTATCATTAGCTAATGTGCTTAATGAGCCACCACCAGCACCTCCAATTATATTATCTACATAAAGATTTCTAACTCTTAATGAAGTAGTTCCAATATCATATGTGCTGCCGACAAAAGGAACATAATGACCTGAAGATAATACAGACCATCTAGTAGTAGCACCTCCAGCTTGTAATAATATAGGAGCAGTTGCGCCTTGCGCTCTTAGATATAAAGCAGCTCCAGAAACCGTTGGGCCAGTAGAAATTAACATTTCACTGCTTACTGTACTACCACTAGCAACAATGAAAGCTCCGAGAGTGCTATTACCAAAAATCAAGTCCATAGCATTATTGCCATGGAATATACCTTTACCATTACGGTTAATGATTATATTATCGCCATTGGTTGCATTTTGAACTAGTTGTCCTGTGCTATTGAATGACCAAGTAACTAAAGTATTTGCTTCAATATCAATAGTTGGTGTTGCGTGATTGGTTTGTAATCTTATTTTACCTGAAGCAACAGCTCCACCTTGTAGGAATACTTGACCACCAAAAGCATTTTCATTACCTCTAAGTGTTAGAGAACCAGTTCTAGTTGGCAAACTCGCGTTTGTTCCCGCGCCGCCACCGCCGGCAGAAAGATATAGTGATGCGTTATCTGCTCCATCACTTGTTGTAGTACCAATAAAGCCGGTAGTTGTTCCAGTAAATTCTAATTCACCATCGTTAGCAACATATAACCATTTTGCACCACCAGAATTTCCTTCAAGAGTTATATTGGCACTATTACCACCAGTAGTTAAATTAATTCCAGCAGAAGCATTATTGGTTTGAAGTTGTATTGTTCCATTAGCATCTTGTCCACCTTGAATTAAAACTTTTCCGTTGTTAGAAGATGGAGCTTCATTACCATATAATTCTATGGTAGCACCACGAGAACTTCCTACATCTCCACCACCCGCCAATTTTACATATGTATTATCAGCACCATCAGAAGTTCCAGCAGTAATTTTATTACCAGTTGTTCCTTGTAATTTAATATATGGTAATGCTCCTGTACCCGAAGCGAAAGACATAACTCCAGCAGCATCAGCTTTACTAATAGCATCAACTCTTAATTCATTTTGTGCATAGATGCGACTAACTCTTGATGTATCAGTACCAATATCGTAAGTATTGCTGGCTCCAGGAATAAAACTTCCAGTAGAATTTACTTGCCATCTACAAATGTTGTTAGTAAATATAGAAAAACTTGATGCAGCAAATAAACCAATACTTGTTGCGTAAACATTGTTGACAGGAGAACTAGCACTACCAAAATTATATGCTGAAGCACTAGCAGGAACTAAATGACCAGAGCCGTCTATGTCCCATCTTTGTGTTGAGTTAGTCCAAAATCTAATTGGATAATTTCCAGGAGTAAAGAATTGTATTTTACTTCCAACTGCATCACCAGAAAATATCTGTGCTAAGCCAGGATTAGATTCTTCATTACCAGAAAGTTGTAAACCAGCTCCTCTAGCAGGATCTATACCACCAGTATTACCGCCACCATTAATAACTATTCTTTGATTATCAGCACCATCAACAGACGCCGCATGAATAGTCATGTTGTTATTATATTCTAATGAACCACCTGAAGTAAGTGTTAATCGCAAAATATTTGAGGAATGTAATTGTATAGTACCATTACTTCCAGTTGCGTTAATAGAGATTAAAGAGTTAGTAGCATTGCCACTAGTAAGAAATATAGAACTAGGATTTACTGAAGCCTCATTACCAGCAAGAGTAATGAAAGCACCTCTAGCGTCGTTAGCACTATCAGAAGAACTTAAAAGAAGTGTTCTAGTATCAGCACCATCAACAGAATTAGTTCCAACAACGTGCGTTAAACCAGCACTAGAAGTCCAAAGAAGTTTGTTGGATTCAAAGTAAGCTAAAGCTCCAGTACCTTCTTTAACAAAACGAACTTGCGTGCCGTCAGTTGAAATGAGGGTATCAAGAGTCCCAGACTCTACGCCAATTAATTGATCAGACACTAGATTAGTGTTTCTGTCAATCTGTCCTATACCACGAATTCTTGCCATTTGTTAAATCTTCTTTTCCAATATTTAGTTAATATTTAATAATATGATTTAATACATAAAACGGAGGGTTGCTTGTATTAGAAGTTATCGGAGAGTTACCATCTATAGCTCCTGTTACATTACCAATTCTACCAGCAAAAGTTCCAGATGCGTGTACATGAACGCCAGTGCTTGAAGAGTTACCAACAAAAGCAGGAGTAGTAAATGAATGAGTGTGTGCTGATTCAGTAGCAGGAGCTCCAGTAACAGTATGAACGTGTGCGGATTCTGCGGTGATTGAGCCTGTATTCACCTCATGACTATGAGATCCTGCTCCACCGCTTGAACCACCTAAAGAATTTACTGTGATTGCGTGATTGTGATTACTGTTATCACCACCAGAAACAATAGCAATACCATGAGAATGGTTAGATTCTCCACCAGCATTTATATAGACTCCGGTATAACTATATTCTGTGGCGCCTGCTCCAGGATAAGAAGTTAAATTTGATGCATCGAAATCGTAAGTTGCTTTTACACCATTTTGATAAGGAGCAGAACCATTACCTGATCCAGGATTAGCTGTAGTTGTTTGATAATGTAAATGTTGTGGGTCTTGAATATTATGTCCGTGTAGACCATCAGTGTTCGTATTTCCATTAACATTGTGAGAATGGTTTGCTGATTGTAAACCAGAACTCGCACTATGTCCATGACTAATATCATGAGTGTGGGCTCCAACAGTATCAGTGCCTAAAGTGTGTGCGTGGCTGTGTGAAGTGGCGGAAGTAGCAATAGTTCCTAATCCGTGAGTGTGAGCAGAACCAGCTCCAGTAGTTCCGGCAGAATGTGAGTGATCTAATACAATAGTATGAGAACCTGAAGAACTAATATTAAGATCTGCTCCTGCTCCCATACCATGAAAGTGTCCTGCTACAGTATGATTATGATCTATAGAACCACCAAAAGTTCCTAGAATATTTCCTGTGCCTGAAGCAGCTTTACCTAAAATAAATCTTTGTCTTATGTCTGGGATATTAAATGTAGTAGAACCATCACCAGCTCCGTGAATAGTATTAACAGCATTAAATAGATCTAGATACGTTGTTCTTGAAATGGGTGAACCATCACATAATAGCCAGCCTGCCGGAACCGTAGAAGCACCAAACGCAACAATTGTTCCGACTGGGACCCCTGCGCATCCTACGACTGTTGTGATGTTTCGTAGTTTAGCCATAGTTAAATTACTCCTAAACCGCTAGACTTACTGATTGGTATCTTACTGTGCCCGTCCAATTTACTGTTTCGCCAGCAGCACCAGTAACCAACACAGTTACATTGTTACCACTAACTCCTAAATCTACAGAATAATTTGTTGGGTTTTCAGCAATCAAGTCAGCAATTTCTGGCGAATCTATTAGCGCCGCGGAACCTCCATTGTTTCTTCTTACGCCACCAAATACTCTTGCAACATAACTTTTATTTGTGCCAGTGTTTTGAAATCTTGCAGTTAATAAAACTTCAATCCATGTTACAGTTAAATCAGGTAAAGCAATTGATAAAGCGGTTTGTTGTGTTGCGTTTGTTGTTTGAAAACCAAAAGTTTTCTTTATTTCTTGCGAACCAGCATAAGCAGAATGTGTTTGTTGTGTTAATATACCAGTAAAAGCAATATCATTTGCTATATTAGTAATACCACTAGCAAGAATATTATCACTATACTTAATGAAGTGTTTAATTGCTACAAACGGAGGGTTACTTGTTCCAGTAGATGTTGAAGTCAACAATAAACCAGCTCCACCAGTTTGTCCAGTAGCAGTGGTTGATAGAGTGTGTTGATGATCTATAGCACCACCTGAACTACCAAGAGTAGAACCAGTTCCTGAAACTGCTAGACCAAGTAAAAACTTTTGTCGTGTATCGGGCAGATTGAAAGTAGTTGAACCATCTCCAACACCATATAGAGTTCCAATAACTGCAAATAGATCAGCATAGAAAGTTCTTGAGACTGCCGAACCATCACAATGTAAATAACCTAAAGGAGCAGTAGAAGCAGAATGAGAAATAATAGAACCAATAGGTCCAGAACTTGATACACCAGGAGCAGTCGCCCAAATAATCTTATCTAAACCTGAATCGTATCTTAGATATTCGGCATCATCTGGAATACTTGTAGCATCAAAAGATTTATTACCCGAACCTGTTACAACTTTCTTTGCAACCCCTTCTTCAATATAATCCCATTGACTTAAACCGCTATTAAATAATACAGTCTGTCCGTTGGTTGGAGTAGCAGGAAGAGGAAATCCATCTAAGGTAGCAGAAGCAGAAAATGGTAAGCTTCCAATAGTTACAAATTTCTTTGCTCCAGAACCAGCAGCATCTTCAATCAAAAGAACGTCTGAATTTGTTGGTGTAGCTTTAACAGTAAAAGAACTAAAATCACTTGCGGCTCTTTTTAACTGTGCATCATTAGTAACGTTAGAAAGTCCAACTTGTGTTTTAGTTACTGCGTGTGGGTTAGCAAGATCTGATATATGTGCATCAATTTGAGTATGAGTATTTGTTCCAGCACCAGAAAGATTTTGGTGAACTAGATTAGAATTAATTTGTGTAAACGTTACCCGCTTTTTGGCATTACCGGCCGCACTATCTTCAATTAAAAATACATCAGCAGAAACAGGAACAGTTTTAGCAGTAAAACTTATGTAATCACCAGAAGCTCTTTTTAACTGTGCATCATCAGTAACGTTAGAAAGTCCAACTTGTGTTTTAGTTACTGAGTGTGGATTACTTACGTTGTTTACGTGAGTATCAAATTCAGTTTGTCTAATAATGTTTTGTAGATCTGTTAATACACCAGCCTGAAATTTATCAGTAGTTTCATTCCATAGAATTTCAGCATCAGTAGATGAACCACGTTCAATAAGAATACCAGCATCTTCAGTGGGAGCTCCAGTCCAATCTGAATTAAGAGTGATTATATTATCAGCAATATTTAAGTTTGCTGTATTGATTGTAGTAGTGGTTCCGCTTACAGTTAAGTTACCAGAGATACTAACATCACCAGAAAAGTTACCAGTAACAGAAAAGAGTTGATTGATTCTTAATCCAGAACTACCTAGATCATAAGAAGCATTGGCAACAGGCAAAAGAGCATGAGAAGTATTGATTCTCCAACGGGCAACGTTAGTATTATAGAAATCAAGTGTTCCTGCCTGTGTATTACCTAATACCGTATCGTTTCTACCAAGAAGTCTTAAGTCTTCGTCTTGAAGGTCTACGTGAGCATCTATGACTGCTTGGGCGGCTATTACTTGTGAACCTGTGAGATTAGAAACACCATCCCCACGAACCATGATAACAGTTGTGAGCGTAAGACCGTCTTTGGGCGCAATAGATTGTACTTTGATGTCTCCAAGTGCTTCAAGATCTTTCTTGAGCTTGGAAACATTTACATTTATGATGGCACTTGTTAGAGTGGTTGACATTGTGTTTCCGCCTTAAAATTGTTAGAGCTATAGCTCCAATTATTTAGTTTGAAACCGCTTTAGGCAGATTCATACTCCATATCAACTTCAACGGTCCACTCGGTTGGATTAGCTTCGTAATTTACCCCAAATTGTCTGTGTATGTCAAAGTGATTGACGCTACCCCATCTAATGATTCCATTCTCAAGAGTAGTAGAAGAACTTAATGTTACTGAGCCAGTAACAAGTGTACTACCGTTGTTTGGAATTGGTAAAAGAATTCTAATCTTGTTATCAGGTGTTCCGCTTAAAGTTACTGTAGCTTGAAACCTTAATTTAATACATCTACCCTGATCAATATACTCAGCAACGTTAATAGTATAACTATCAATGGCCATTCCACCGAAAGTATCTAACGCACTAGCATAAGCAGTATATAATAAATTAAGTTTATCAGCAGTCACGGCCATTGGCCCAATTTTATCATTAGTAATAGCAAGAGGATCTACAGTAACTAGATCAGTTCTTTCAATACCAAGAATATAAAAATCTACAAAATCGCCAAACGCAGGAGCAGTTGTAAAAGTAACTATTGCTCCTGATAGAGTAAAATGTGTTGTTGCTCTTTGTTGAATACCTTGTTTGAATACAATAATACCAGCAACATTTAATGGAGATAATGGTAAAGTAAAAGCAGTTGTAACACCATCACCTAATGCTTGTACTAGTAATGGGAAAGCTCCTGCCACTGAAGGCACTTGCATTTCTTTACCCATATAAACAAGATATAGACTATAACCAATTTGAGGCACAAAAGAAAACTGGACTTTCTGACCGCCTTCAGTTAAAGCATATTCAGTGCCAGGCTCTAATATAGTTCCAGCATAGTTAATAAGCAAAGAACCAGTTGAGCCGACTTGATAGATGAGAGTAAATTCGTCATTAACTCCATCAGGTACAATTACTTGTTTATCAAATAAACCGTATGCTACATCTCGTCCTAAATACTTTGCCATCTATATCACCTTATGTTTTAATTATGAAATGCACTGTGTGGAATGGAGGATTATTTGAAGTAGTTGTTACTGCTCCAGCGGAACCCGTATTGGCAGCACTTGGCCCAAATGTTGAAAAATTTGAGTTGCCCGAAATACCACCTGCTACATTACCAATAGATCCAGAAAATGTATTAGCTGCATGAGTGTGAACGCCTGAAATATCAGTTTTATTTGTCGCACCTAAAGCATTTACTGTTATAGTATGGGAATGTGATGCATCATTAAAAGTTACGTTAGCTGTAGTTGGAACACAAACAGCACTTACTCCTGTGCCGATCCCATTTGTTCCCACTCCTGTTCCGTTTACATAAATTGTATGAGAGTGATCAACATTCGCCGTATTAGTTGTAAATGCATGGCTGTGGGTACTTGATGCGGTATCTATATTCATAGTACCAGTATTAGCAGTCACATTACCATCATTTTTGTCGGGTTTTCCAGTAGAACCTGAATTTACTCCGGCACCTCTTGAAGTATCAGTGGCATGATTATGTGAACCGTCTGTATTTGTGCTTCCAGTATGGGAGTGATTCGCGTTAGCGTTCATTCCGGCCATACCGTGAGTATGTCCAGGATCAAAAACACTGTGAGCATGTCCAGGATCACTAATATTAATAGTATGTGCGTGGGCACTTTGAGATATAGAAGCTCCAGTTGAAGAACCAAGAGAACTTGCAGTATGTCCGTGCGATATATCAATATTTGTAGTATGAGTTCCCGATAAACCAGTTATGGCTAATGTTGAGCCACCGCCACCTGTATCTTGTGCATGAAAATGTCCAGGAACCGCATGCGTGTGCGAACTTAAATCGTGTGTATGGGCGCCGCTAGTATGAGTATGATCTATTGAACCACCAACACCCGAAACTGGACCCCATAAAGATCCTGTACCTGAAGCGGCTTTACCTATAGGAAATCTTTGTCTTAAATCTGGTATTCTAAAGTTGCCACCACCTTCTCCGCCGGTATTAAAGGTTGTACTTAATACAGAAAATAAATTACTATATGTGGCTTGTGAAACTACTTGCCCTTGACATAGTAGATAACCAGCAGGGGTAGCGCCATCAACCATCCACATTTTCATAGTTCCTGTAGGAACAGCAGCAAGAAGATCTAATGCTAATTGGTCTACTTGAGTTTTTAATGCTGTAAGATCTACACCATCAACAGTTGCTCCACCAGTAGGTAAAATAACGTTACCTGTTACAGTAATATTACCTAAAGCACTTAATGTTGTAACATCGGTAGCTCCAAGACTTGCGGTGCCTTGAACAAATAAAGCAGAATATTTTTTTGTTGCTGTACCTAATGCAATAGTATTTGTCACTTCAGGAGATAATGCACTATTAGCATTATCTAATTTTATTTTAGTTACGCCAGCAACTTGAAGTAGTGTATCACCTTGAGAGTTTAAAACTGTTTGATCGCTTGCATTTATTTTAAGTAGACCTCTAGCAGTACCACCAAAATCTTTACCGCGAAGATTTTCTTCATTGTTTAAAAGAATTTTAGAACCATCTACTGCATCGGAACCAATGTCAGAATTTTGAACTGCTCCAGGTGCAATCTTATCTGTAGTTACACTATTGGCAGAGAGCGCAGCGTTGTTTACAGTTCCTGGAGCTAATAAACCAGCCTGTCCTGGAGATAAAGAAGCACGTCTAGCAACAGTAGAAAATCCTAAATGAAGAATTTTTATAGGATCTCCTATATTAGGAGGACTAGCGAATGTTATACTAAGACCATTAAGAGCTAATGACCAATCGCCTATAAATGATTGATCTGGATCATCACCATCTCTTTCTGTGCCTACTTGATATACTAATAATGTTTTAGCGTTTACGGCAAATTGTGATAGAGCAAAAGTAGTAGTAGTCCCATCTCCAACATATCTATCGCATACAAAGTTTCTTAAATTTTGTTGTAATTGATCTGGTCCAACAGATGCCTGTGAAGGAACAAAATTATAAGTAGCATCACCTTTATGAATAACATAAATTTTATCATCAATGGCAGGAATATATCCAGCTTGAAAGGTGATTTCTTGATTTGTATTATTTCCTACGCCACCTATTACATAATCAAGTTCAGGTTCAAGAACTTCCCATTCAGTTGTTCTTCCCCAAGAAACATCTATTGGAGCATTATATTCATCAAAAAAAGTTCCTATAATAAAAATTTCAATTTGGTCTCCAGTATAATTTATAGAAGCAACTCTATAAACACCATCATTACCAGCACCCGATCCTGAGATGTGAATATTAGATGAATCATTATCAGTTGTGGGAGCTTGAACTATAGATAAGGCGGCCGCCACATCTGTATTAATCGTAGTGATTCTATTAGGTGAAACTAAAGAAATTGGAGCGCCACCGTTTTCAACAATAAGTTGGTCTAAAAGATATCTTTTACGAACAACTACTACATTACCTTCGTAACCACCAGGAACTTCTTGAGATAAATTAAAAGTAGAAGATACACCATCAGGAACAATGTCATCTTGAGCATTAGGTCCGAAAATTAATAATGTTCTACCGTTACCGATATAAGCCATGAAATACCTTTAACTATTTACGTCTTCTACTAATGATAGAATAACATCTACTGTTTCGCCAGGAGTATCACATTTAACTTCAATGTAATCTCCAGCTTCAAGAACAATCTTTTGACCATCAATAATTTGAATAGCAGAACCCACAGGAACAGGAGCGAGCTTAACAATATTTGCTGTAACACCAGCCGAGATATCATAAAGTCTTGCGGTAATCTGAACACCAGTATTGCCGTTGTTAGCAACGTCAAGTTCAATAGCATAACTATCTTTTAGAGCCGGGGCGGTATAGATAGTCTGAAAGGAATTTCCTATAGCTGCCTTTACCGCGTTTTTAAATAATCCATTTAGTGCTGTCATATTACCTCTTTAACTCATCGCTATTGCGCGGATTAAAATATTTCTTTGTACTGTTCCTATTGCTAGGTACGTAGAATTTAGTGCTGTTATAATATCCATTGTTGCTAATTGTGAAGCTGCCAATGCGGGAGTAAAAGCAGTGTCAGTTTTAGCAGTAGTAGCAGAAGTTATTTCAATAATAGTTCTTTCTGCAAAAGTTCCAATATCTCTAACACGACTACCTACAATAAGTTCTGTAACAAAGTTTGTTCCAACACCAACTAAGCTATCACCAAAAGAAGTTACCGAACCAGAAATAGGATAAACCAATGGAGCAATAAGACGTTGAAAGTCTCCTTGTTGAAGAGCAAGAAGATTAGTCTTCTGTCTCCACAAGTCAAAACTGTCTGTGTCTGGTACTTTAAGAATTGGCATTTTTCAATATCTCTAAAATTTGATTTATACCAGTTTTCAATTCTGATACGTCTGTCTCTAATCTATTTATTCGCTCTTCTTTGGCCTGTTCTAACTCTATTTTTTGTTTACTAAGAGCTTTTTGCTTCTTATGATTTCTATAACCATTTTCGTCTATATTAATCACTGAACCAGTATTCAAATCTCTACGTAGTTGTGGATTATTTTCAACTAAAGAAGTTTTCATGCTATTCATCCAAACCAATTAATCTGAAGTTTCTGATAAGTGGAGGTCTTGCAGGATTACCACCTCTCATAACTACTTTAACTTGGGCTCCAACATAACCAGGCAGATCATTCAAAGTAGCTTCATAAGTATTAAATTCATTAAGACCGTCATTAGCATCTGGAATAGCGGGCTGTAATACACTATTAATATCAAGATTAAACTCACCTTTAATCCAGTTAAGCTTATCTATGTGCTTATCAGAATTTACAGGCTCAAGTTTATAATAAAGTTCTAATTGACACGAATTATGTCTATGAGCATCAAACATAACCTTAAGAGAATTTGATTCTCTTGGTACTACTAATTTCTTAGAAACATACTTAGCGGCACAGCTTCCACCAGATGGAGCTATTTCATCAATATATCTATCTTTTTGTGTTATAGTTATAGCGTTTGTTTCGATAGTAGCGGCAGTTAATGTTCTATAATCAACTTCAATTTCTGCTAGTTTAGGAGCTCCCAAATTTGAATCAACAACAGTATTATCTGGACTATATTCTACAGAAGTAATTAATCTATCTGTAAAGCTTCTTGTTCCAGTTGCACCAGAAATAGTCAAATATTTACCAATATCTAGTTTGCTAATATGTTTTGCTGCACTAGGGTCAGCAGTTTTAATTTTAACATTAGCTGGATCAGTATGTATCACTTCAGGTCCAAATGTTACCCCAAATGCCACATCAACAGTTAATGAAGTATCACTTGCAATAGTTCTAACTATTCTTTCTTCAGAAGAAGAACTTACTTTAATCTTAGAGCCAACTTTCAATTCAGATAAGTATTTTGCATTTATATCACCTGTAACAGTTATGCTTCCTGACGCACCTGAAGACTGTCCAGATAGTGCTCCAGTAGATGTAGTAAACCAAAACAGGCTTGCAGTAGTAGCAACAATTGGAGATACAGTAGTAGGTAAGCACTGATAATTATCAAATACATCATTCACAATCTGTGATGCAACAACTCCAGAACCACTAATACCACGAGGATCATCCAATCTATGTGAAAGTAGGAACGCACTCATACGAGATCTATCAATAACAGGAGATAGATTTTTATTTGAACTCTTTAATATAGCACGAATATTTAATGATTTCTTATCACCTAAACCAGAAGTAGATACTTGTGATGGGCCAGGAGGAACATCTCCACTATTATGTTCATTAATATATGAACTGATCTGCATTGGCTTATCAAAAATAATTTTTTCGTTAGGTGTTAGATTTTTTCTAGGAAGAACTTCATATGGTTGTGTTATTAAATCATTAACACCAGCAGAAGAAGTTGTTTGAACGTTCCAAGTAATATCTGTTTGTGGTAATGCTAATGGAGTAGTCAATAACATTAATTCTTCAAATCTTCTATTTTCAGACGCCAATATTTGCGAACCGCCCACACGTCCATCAACAGTGGCATTTGTTCCAAGATCTATAATGTAGTAATCCATTTCTGTTAATAATACACTATGTCCAACATAGTTAAATAATGTCGAAGCGTCTAAACCATTTAATGAAGAAGCGTCAGGAAGAGCAAAGGTTGTTCCTTGTACATTAGTGCTTGATGCTAATTGTAATGAAGTGAACGCACTCGCAATAGTTAAAGAAGTAGCATTAGCAATTGCTGTTACTTTCTTTTGTTCTCCAGTTACGGGATGTTGAATAAAACTTCCAACAACAAGTTCGCTAGTGAATAGAGTTCCAGATCCTGTTACAGTTGTTCCTACACTACTTAATGCACCAGTAAGAGTAATGTCATAATTAGGTTGAAATACTACTTTACTTATAGGCGCATCAGTAGTTAAACCATGATTAGGATGAAGTATTCTAACTCTGCTTGATCCAGTTTTTGTTTCAATAGGATCTAAAGTAAGTTTCTTTAATGCTAATTCATCATTAACAAATTCTATTTCACCATTGACAGCAGTATTAAATTCTGCTTTCCAAATGCTGAACTTTATATCAATAGTTTGATCGGCAGACCAAGATATTCCGTTTTGTGACTTAAAGAAGATACCTTGAATATATGGGTCTTTTAATATTGGCGTATTAGTTCCAATTTCAGTATTAACTTCACCCTCATCTCTGAAAGCATCAAGTCCTTCTCTGCTTGTTACGTCTGGGCCAGATTGAGCAACCCAAACATTATATTCGTTACTATCAGATATTAAAACAAAACAAAAACTTTCATTCTGTGAAAGATATATTGGACTTTCAAAAGTAAATCTTGTTGGTATCATATCATCAGAAGGAACCGTACCAAGAGTTACTGGAACTCCAGAAGTTATTGCTCTACCAGAAGAATTAGTAACATTAGTTGAAGGCCATGGGCCAGAATTATCAGTAGTAGCATCAATCTGAGAATCGGAGTTATCATAACCCACAACAGTTAGAGTTCCATTAATCAGATCTACTTTATTAGTTACTATTTCAACCGCTTCTTTAATTATCTCACCGAACGGAAGAACTTTATTAGATGGATTACCACCTTCATCTAAAGGTCTAATCTGTAATGTAATTGAAGGTTGAGAACTTCCTGTTGGCTTCTTATAAAAGAAAACATCTACGGCCGTGATAAAACATCCGCCATTTTCGTAAATGAAGAAACTCTGTGCTATAGGATCTCTTGGACACGCTTTACCTTCTGAGAATGTTTCAGAAGTTTGTAAAGAAATATCACTTGAGCTTGTTGTGCTGCCTCGGTCAACAGTAAACAATCTTGTTGAATAGGTTGTTTCTTGTTGAACATCAATCCATCCACGTGCAGTATATTTACCTTCACCAGCAGAAGCAGGAGGTGGATTCTTTTGATTGTTTGGAGAGGTAGTTAGTCGGAATATACGATCACCAACTTTGAATTTCTTTCCTTCTCTATTAGGAATTTTGTAAGTACCTTTAAGTCTTCCTTTACTGTCGCATATAAGATCGTTACCATAAGCTCCACCATCTGGCTTACAGTCTTCAGCAACATCAACATCATCAAAGAAAGGATACAATCTAGCAAATGGCATAAAAGCTTTGGCACTGAAAACTATTTCTCGCTCGCGCATAAACTCTGCCATTGCAGTTTCAATAATTCTCGAACCAAATGAAACTGGATTTGAGAAACCTTGATCGACAAAAGTTGAAGTGAAAGTTTGTGTGATTTGTTCGCCAGTAATAGTTGTTGTAGTTCTAAACTTATCAGCAATTTCTGTGCTACGGCCAGCAGGAACTTCTTCACCAGAATTTACATAACCTTCTGGAATAACAACTTTACCTTTGCCTTTCTTTATTTGATTCTTAAGTTTCTTTTTTTCTTTCTTAGGAAGATCATCAAAGAATTCATGACCACCAACCTTAATAACTTCTCCAATCTTAGTTGATTCTGTTTTGCTACCAGTCCATTGCTGTGTAGTAGAAGTATAATCAATAGTTGTGCCTGTCGGTCCGAATGATTTCTGTGCAGCTTCATACGCACCGGAATCAACAACATTTAATGGTTCAACAGTTTTAGTTTCTCTCCATTCATCAGACCAAGGAGTAATATCTACTGCTCCAACAAATGTGAATACAGCATAAGGATTTACATTAGCTACTTTACTTGCTTTCTTTTGTTCAAGTAGTTTATTTGGAGTGTAAGGAAGAGTGTATATATCTCCAGTCTTTTGATATCTGGCAGCTACTCTTAGTGCATTTTGTTGAATAGTATTTGGCTCTAGTAATACCTTTTCAAATAGTCCAGCATTTTGTTGAACTATAATAGGTCTAGCTGTGCCAGCAGTACGATCAACGGCAGCTTTATAGTCAGCACTACCTAAATCGCCATTGAATGTTCCGAAGTTATCAACTAAGAAACCATTCTTAAATTTATCATTACCTTGAGCATCAGTGATCTTAAGATCTTTTGTATTTACTTCAAGTAAAGAAAGAGTAGTATAGTATTCGAGATTAGAAATTCTCTTTTCAAGTTTACCAATATCGCGCATTGTATAACGCTTATTATCTCGGAATCTAGGAAATACCGAAGCCGGCAAAGCAGTATATGGAGCAAAATCTAAAGCATAGATTACCATTCCTGTTTCTGGTTCATCTGGAGCTTGAGGTTTAACATCAGGAGTTCCTGACTTAATAAGAAACTTACTACTCTTATCTAAGAATAGTTTATCAATACGTCCTTCGTAGAAGTGATAATCACATCTAAAATTTTCTTTTGGTAATTCAAGAGTAGTAGCAAAACCAGAACCAATACCACCAGGCTCTATTACTCTAGGTCTAAAATCTACAGCAGAAGCTAAATCATATTCTGTACCATCAGCAGAAACATATATGCCAATTTCTTCATAGTCCATTTGCTTACCAGGACCTCTGAATGGATATGAATCTACACAGAAATAATTACCAGAAGTACCATGTTGAAAATAATCAAATTCTACTCTTACTCGTCCTCTTGGTCTGGTTACTCCGGGACGTAATACTACTTTAGCGATATCATAAAAATAATCTCTTTGACCATCATCTAAAATATAAAGACCAGTAATATCTCTATCTGTTGGAGGAAGAACTTCTAAATCGCTTGGCACTGACGTATAATTTTGAGATTCTACAACTCTAGTTATTCTAAGTACGTCTGCTCTACCAAGAGAAATTTCTGATACATCCGAGCCTGCACTAACTACACTTTCACCAGAGTATACTCCAAGAGGAAAAGAACCTTTAACTAAAGTTTTAGATCTTTCTTTTGAAGCAAAATTTCCACTATGTATTACAGGAGTGATTACATAAAACCCATTAAGACCAGCAGAAAGCGTATCAGTATTATTTAAGTGAAATGTTACTTGTGCTCCAAGTGCTTGAACTTCACATTTTCCAGCAGAAGGATTTCCTGCAACATATGGAATAAGTTCTAACCAATCACCAGATAATCCACCAAGATTAATTACTGCATATCCAGAAGTATTAAAATCTTCAAACTCTTCATTAGGATCAGATAAAGTAAATTGTAGTTCATCAGATACAGGAACAACTCCATTACCCACAACTCTACGTGAAGTATATACAGTATCAATTCCAGCTAGAGAAGTATCAACAAAACCTTGTGAACCCCCATGAAGTGTGTATACAACATCATCTGGTAGTCTGAATAATAATCCCGAATTTTGTGAATTGGTTTCTGGAGACACAAAAGAATAATCTATAGTAGAACCCTCAGGCCAAAGTGCTCCTGCTGGATTAGGGGTAACATCTAACACATTATCGTTTGATGGAGTAGAAAGGAGTCTATAGATAGTAGCTGTTGGCCCTTGGCTTACTTGAACAAAATCTCCTGCTTGTAGTCTTTGTAGTTCATCGTTTTTCCAAGATGTTCCCGTACCAATTAATTGATTAGGTAATTTAGCAACAGAACCAGTTAATCTAAAATTTTGAGTTACACAATCACAAGTAAAAGTTGGATTTGGTGAGTATATAGATTTTAATTGTCTAAGTGACTTGCCTGGATCGGCTTTCATATCAAAAACAAATAGGCGATATACTCCATCAACACTACCATTAACACCACTGAAAAATTCTACGGCTAATACTCTAGCAGTGCCTATTTTATTTCCAGAAGATGCACCTCCAGTTACTATAGGACGATCATAAAGTTCAACAGTGTCATATGTCTCAAGAGTTAATGCTCCATACATTTTCTTAACATATAAAAATGTTCCAAGAGGAGTAGATATAGTTTTATTATTTCTATATCGTAATGTTCTTGCTTTAACAACATCTATTATAGTAGTAGAAAGTTTTTCAATTTCATAACCCTTAACGTATGCTTTACCTGGATCAACTTTGATACTTAATCGATCATCACATAGTTGAATAAATGAACTAGCATCTCCAGCAGTATTATATGAAGTTCCAGGAACCCACACTGAAATAAAATCAGGATGAAGCACTGCATTTCCTGGCTCGGCTAAACCAAAAGTAGATATTGATATTTTTTGAGCTTCTAATTGAGTATCAAAATGAAATTCCTTTTCATTATGAATACCATTATTAATATTATTTCTTAGGAAATCTCTAATCTGGATTTGAAATGGTACTACACTATAGTCTCCACTTTCATCATTTGTTCTTCTAGCTAATGTATCTTCAAGGACTGAATATTCAGTTCGTATAACTCTTGCTTGAACAACACCATCAACAACTCTAAGAAGAGAAATAAAATCCGAATCGTCAGTGTTTAAAGCAGCTTGAATTAAATCAGCAGATATATGAAGTCTGTCGGCTCCTGGAGCCGCATAGTTTGGTGAACCCAACGCATTATCTAATAGCGTTTCATCGTCATCGGATGTTATAACACTTTCAGTTATTTTAAGTCCAACCAAAGCCGTTGGTTGGTTATTCCATGTTGCTTGATCTTCGGTGTCTGGCGGAGTAATAAAAACAGTTTGTTGATCAACAAGAATAAAATTACCATCAAAGAAATATACACCCTCTTCGACTATAACAGAAGATATTAAACCGATAGAATATTGAGTAGCAGGAATAGTAGTTGTAATTGGAACTATTTCATCTGTTTGTATGATTTCACCCAAAACAAAAGAAGTAACTAAACCGCTAGTAGAAGCATTAAGATAGTTAAGATATAATCTTGCTTCATTAATAGTGTCTGCTTCTCTAACCCCGATTACTTTAGCACGAACACCACTAGCACTAATTATTTCTTTTCCTAACCAATAAGTATTAAGTTCAGTTAAGGTATTAGCATATGAGGTTCTTGGAATTTTAATGAAGCCGTTATTGTTAATATAACGAACTCCTTCTTTAGAGCCTGGAAGAACCTGTGAACCCTGTTCAAAGATGTGTCTTCCCATTCTTTCAACTTGCTTCTGTAAAGCAGTTTGAATTTGTGTTAGTTCTCTTGCTTGAACTGCTCTTCCTGGACGGAATAGGATTTTATAGAATTTTTTATTCTCATTATAATCATCAAAATATGGTGATTGATTTAAATCTATTTTAGTCATATTCTCTTATTACCAAAGTCTGTATTCTATTTATATTAGAATTCTATAATAGCTTTTATATCTTCTATCTGGTCAGGGGCTCGCAGAACAGGTCTACGATTTTCTATGTAAATGATTTCTCCAACATTCTTTTTAATTTCTTCATTTATTACTCCCGATAAAGCAATAGTTCCTGTAGCACCACTAGTTAAACCACTAACCACTTGTCCACCAGCAAATGAAGCATAACCTGTTATTTCATCTTGAAAGAAAGTTATTGTTCCTGTTCCAGGACCAGTAGCAACATAATCTATAACTTTAGCAGTAGCTCCACCAGTAGTGATATCTTCATCTGGAGCAAAATCGCCACCCAAACCAGGACTAACACCAGTTAGATTTAATTTCTTTGTAGCAATACGAGTATCTTCAGTCGCTAAAGAACCATCTAAGTTTCTAAGATCTCTAACTACTCCAATTTGTCTATAGTCATTAGATATAGGAAAGTCTCCAGCACCTTCTTCATATTTCAATCTAACATTCAACATGGCAAAGAAAGCACCAAGTTCTTTTTCTATATCTGAACCATGACCACCCGGAGCAGCTATCTGCGCTCTCACTGAAGCACCAGAACCACCAGCTCCAGTAATAGACACAGAAGCAAAAGTGTAACCAGAACCACCAGCAGTGGAAATAATTTTTGTTATTTTATATTGGTCAGGCCCAGCAAGAGTTTCAACAACTGCTTTGGCTGTAGCGCCTGTTCCGTTTCCTGAAATAGTAAGGTTTGGCGTTATTTCATATACAGAACTTCCGTCAACAGACCAAGCAACATTTACAGTAACAATACCAAAAGTTTCATCATATGATGTAATGTTTCTTACTGTGCCTGCTCCAGTTCCAGAAACTATATGAATCTGTGCTCCAACATATGCTGAGGCCACAATAGAAAATCCAGAATCTAAAGAACCTGTGGTTCCGCTAAACCCCTGTAGTGTTCCTGAATGAACGTAAATATATCCGGAACCTTTATTATCAATAATAAAAGTATCAATAGTACCTTCAGTGGCAGCCTGTTGAACCAACCATTGTGAACTACCATCATCTTCTGCTAGTTGAACTACAGGTATCCATCTTTCAGTTAAAAATTTAACTACCTGGCCGGGAGTAATTGTTGTTAGATACTTCCATCTATAACCATCTGAGCCCTCAAATATAAATGGAGCAGCTAAAGGTTTTTGTGGTTTAACTGTAGATTTTGCTGAAAGATTATTACCTAAACATTTGAATAGATGATATTCATCAGTCAATACATAAAAAGATCCTGCGGTATAGCTATTAAGATTACCATCAGCAATTTCAGCAGTAGTTGGATGATTGAATAGATCTTTATCTTGATCGTCAAAGGGTTTATATACAGTTTCACCTGTAGCGTCCCAATCAAATCTAGGAACAACAAGAGAAGAATAAGTTTCAGTGACTTTCTTTAAACCTAACATAGCATCCCAAATACGATACTCTTCTGATATCGTATCTTTAGCTAGAGGTGGAGCCAACTCATTAGTTCCGTTCAAAAGATCTGTTGGCCAAGGTCTAGCTCTACCAACAAACAAATATAAATTTCTATCTACAGCATGAGAACCAATTTCAGTTTGAAGATCTGCAATTCTTTCTGCTTCGGTTACACCAGTAAGATTGATTGTGTTACCTATAACACTTGTTCTAGGATGACCGACAAGATTTTCTAAGAAGTCTTTAGCGTTCTGTATTCTGAATCTATTTTTAATTATTGCGGTCATCTTAGTTTTATCCTCTAGTAATATTTATAGCACTAATTTAAGTGTGTGAGATTTCAGCTATTCCAAACTTTTCTAAACTGTTAATGCTAGTTCCGTCACTGTTTCTAACAATAGGTTCAGGCATTATATTTATCTTCGTCCAAGGTTTTTCTGTCATCTCTTTTACTGTTATATCTTTAAAGTCTTTTATCTGATAATTAGCAAATTGAGATATAAAAACACCTTGAATACCCCAATAGCCAGCATTAACACCATTCAACTCTCCAGTAATATCGGTTTTCTCAAATGGTCTATATGTGAATTTATCTCGCTCAATAGAACGGTAAGAAGGTCCAAGTTTGGCTTGATTAATACCTTCATATAGATCGTGGATTAAAATAAGCTCTGTTTGTTGTGATTTAATACGAGCATCTATAGGATCAAAATAAAATGGATTTACTTGTCTACTATCTCTTCTTTGGAGATATTGAGAATTGAATCTAGTGTCTATTCTTTCTTTTATATGAAATAATGTACCTGGATACTCAGACTCGTGATCGTTCAACCAGTCTTGCGCTTCGATCTGTGAAGCAAATACAGCTAATACTTTCAAATTTACATCTAGCACCACATAGTCGGTTGATAGATATTCGGTGTATGGTAAGGTTCCTAGCTCTTTTAACCACTGTATAGCAAGCTGTTCATTATCAAATACATTCAATGGTTGATTATTAATATCAAATACCACCCAAACAAATTTAAAATGGTCGTGGATTCTAAGCATTGAAGTGCCAACCTGTCCATATCTTGAAGAAAGGTTTACACCAGCATCTATCAATTCTTGAGATCTGAATCCACCAAACATCTCTAAACCGGCAGGATGGATCATTCGCTTTAATGCGTCTCTATATTTTTCTATAGACTCATTAACAAATACTACATAAGAAAATTGTTGGTAATACTTACCGTCTTGAATATATTTTGATGCGGATATTTGACCATCTTCATTTAAAAAGAATCCGGGATACTTAGTTTGTGCGCCGATTACTGCTTCTAATGATGCTACTACCGTACCTCCGGGAGCAGTTACTAGTGGAGCACTTGTATATCCTGCTCCGAAAGCAGTCATCTTAACTTTCTTTATCGCACCCAAACTACCAACAGATTGAACTACAGCAGTAGCTCCAACGCCTGGCCCACCAATCAATATAGGGTCTCCGGTTGAATACCCTTCGCCGCCGCTCACAACTTTAATTGAATCTACTATTGGATAAATTACCCCTTCAATATCAACATCCGCAGCTTTGATAACTTCATCACCTTCAAATAAACCAGATATACTCGAACGATTTAAAAATAATTCATATACAGTTAAGAAACCTTCTTGAACGAATTGTACTTGTTCAACAAACGCCGAAGCATTATTGTTTAGTCCTCTAATTCGTCTACCGACTAAATCAAAAGGATTACCCACAGTAGATCTGATACGCAATGTAATTGGTTGAATCCATTTACCATCAGACACTCGCAACATGTCTATTCTAGGATAATAAAAATCAACATCTATATTAAACAATATTCTGAAAAAGAACTTATATGACTTTTCTGTTCCTTTAGCACGATAGAACTCTCTAATGTTTTTTAAAACATTTTCTTTATCAGCAACAATACCTCTTGGTATATTAGTTAAAAATTCTTTAAAGAATTGTTCTGTAAAAATATCAATACTAGTTTCAACATCTTGATATGTTTTTAATCTTGCTATATCAAATTGAACATTTCTATAATTTTCCATCCATTCATAATATGCTTCCATGAAGTTTATGAAATGTGGATGATCTTCTCTAACAAAACTAGGAAGCTGAGAATATATTTGAGATGATATTAAAGGAACACTTGAAGTATTACTAATATTAGGAATACCAAACGTATTGTTGGCATCAGCTATACTAGAATTTAATGTAATGTTACCAACACTATGATAACCAAAAGTTTCTTGTGAAACTATAGAAGGAGTGAATATTGTTAAATTAAGTTCGGGCGTACCAACTAATAGTGGACCAATACCAATAGGTCGAATAACCCAAGCCCAGTTTTCTTCTGAGATAATACCTAAACCAGATAAGTCAATAAACTGAGTCATCTATTAAACCTTTTTATTCAGATCTTTAGTTGCCAGAATTATATCTTCATCTTCCATTAAAAGGATCTGGTTACGTAATGATTCAACGTCTTGTACTTTAGGTACAATAACAAAATCAACATAGTCTTTATTATCTGGAATGCTTTGAACTAAGAAGCCATCTAAAACTATTTCTCCAGTTTCATAGTTGACGGTTCCGATATTATTTTCTATGGTAACTTTTTGATCATTTACTATGCGAAATAATGATAATACACCTTTACCATCATCCCCTGCAAATGTTGTATTACCTTTATATATGAAAGCACTACTAACTATAGATGCTAAACCGTTAGCCGCATCACCTTTATCTATTGAGTTATTCAAGCTGATTTCAAATTTTGTTGGTACATTGAATGGAGGAAATATACGATATTTCATTTTAATATTAGTTAAATTTCCTTCAATAGCTATATCAGCTTCATCAATAGTTTGAACAAACTTACTATATCTAAAATCTGCGTCAAACCCATTTAATTCAGCAGATCTAAATGCTATAATAGCATCTTTAACTTTATTTTTAATATCAGCTTCAGATAAAATAGTATTACTACTCTTATATAATATTAAACTTTCTATCTGCAATCTTAGATAATCAGGCTCTACAATTTTTACTTCGATTGAAATTGGATTTCTAGGTCTAATATATGCTTCAATTAAAGCCGCTTTTTGATCTTCAGATAATGATGTTCCAGTAAATGGCTTGAGCGACATGAATACTCTTCCATATTGTGGAGGTACATTATCTTCTCCTCCCCATACTCTGAGATATTGAATTGATGGTATATCTTTCTTTACTAATGTCTCATAATCTAATCTAGTTACTGCTCGATTTTGTGCATCATAATTTAATGGTGCCAATCTTTTAATGTTATCAATACTTTCTTGCTCAGTAAAACCCTTGGCCGGAATAGTACAAACAATTGTTGATTGATCATAACCGCCAACTTTTTCTACAGGAACAAATTTCTTTGCGCCAACAGATAAGCTGCCAGATGAAACAATATAATCTACAATAACAATGTTGCCATCAATTAAACCTTTACCTACTACACCATCACCGAAAATAATTTCATATTTTTTATCTGTTGCCTCTTGCAGAAAATACACTTGCGACTCAGGAGTTAATTCATTTATATCTTCGTGCAGATTATATGATCTTATTGTATTATTAGTTTCTGAATCTTGTACAGTAACTTTTAATTGAGTGGTATCTATATTACTATTAGGTATAATAAATCTCTGTTTTATGCTTAATGACGCATCAAAAGTCCATCTATGGGTTAATCTTGTTCCCTCAATTAGTTCTAAACCTGTAGCAAGATATTTACCAGCATTAGGTTGTATTAATATAGATTGTTTTGGACTGAAGATATATTTCTTATTATCAACAACAGCATAAAATTTTTGAGTAGTATCTATGAATATACTTGTCGGGGATGTTGCTCCTGGACCGAAAGCTGGAAAGATTTCTAAATCAATAGTAGCAACATTTGAACGAACTGATCGTGGAGTGTAACCTAAATGTTTTGCTCTTGATACTACACTATCTCTAAGAACAGCACTATCAAGAAACATTTCACTAGCAAGCATGTTTAGATAGAAACCGTTATAGGCAGTATTATATGCCAATAGATCTAGTAGCACCGAAATACCAGCACCATCAAAATCATAATCTTTGAATTGATCTTGTGATTTTAAGAATGTCTTTAGATTATCTTTAATCTTAGCAAAGTCTAATTCGGTGTATTTTATTTGTGCCATTTTTTATCTTACTCTTTCTAAGAACATATCAACAACCAATATTTCTGATATAGCGTCTACTGAAAATGTTATTGTTATATTATAACCATTTTCTTCTGTATTAACTGAGGCCAATGTAGATATTAAAGTTATTCTTTTTTCATGTTTTCTTAAAACGTCTTCAATAGCTATTTCAATACTCTTTTGTGTTAATGGATTTATAAGCTCAAATAATAACTCTCTAACGCCTGAACCAATTTTAGGTTGAAAGACTCTTTCATATAGACCAGTTAGTATGAGATTTCTAACAGAACGTTTAACCGCATCAGCATCTTTCAACGGTAAAAGATCTCCAGATACGGGATGAGGTATAAAGTCTAAGTCTAAATCTTTATATTTCTTAACTACAGGCATGAGTATATTAACCTTTTGGTATATCCAAGAGTTATTTATACCACTTTGGCCAAGATGTTCTTAAGTGTTAATGCTGTTTGTATTATTACTTCTGAAGATGGTGTTCTCTCTGGATCATATACATCCACCAATGCTTCATTGAATTCTTTGGAATTCAATATCTCGCCAAACCTATTTACAGCTTCTTCTAACCTTTCACTATAATCAAGAAACTCTTCTACTGCTTCTAAATGAACTACTGTTTCTCCCTTAGCGTTCTTTTCTACTATCGGCCCTGACAATTTCATATACTTAATTTTAGTTGTAGTAAAATGCAAGTAACCACATTATTACTATACTAGTATATAGGCCCGATAAAAATAATATAATATTAGTGGCTTTAGCTTTCCACAGTAAACCAATACAAAGAATAGCAAACATCTTAACTAAAATTAGTCCCGGAATCACACCAAGCTCCACCATAACATATTTAACTAGCGGATTACCCTCTGCGCCTATTCCAAATGTATTGACACCAAAACCTGTTAGAGTAGCATCAGCCACTTGAAGTGTAATTAAGAAGACCGCAAGTTTACTAGAAAGCTTCATGTCTAACATCCGCTGAAAGTATTAATTGATGATATGAACCGATACGTAAAAACATCTGTGTTGGATATTCAGCTCCTGGTTTACTCCAACGGTAATGATCTCTACCTCCGTTGCCATTACCTTTATAAACACCAGCTTCAAGTATTCGTGTTCCTGGTGTATGTACTGGCCTTGTAACTTCCCATTCTACTATTCTACCATCTTTGTGTTTATATTTGATAGTTACTGTCTCTAGTGCTCCAGTAGGAAGTGCTTCTACTAAGAAATGAGGAACACCCAAAGTCAAACTTAAAGTAACTGCATTACCATCACTATCTGATATTGGTTTCCATAAATCTCCTGTGTGTTCTTCCCAAACAAAACCTTCTTTTGGTGTAAATGGTTCTGCCACCAGATTATCTTTATTATCAGCAGTGTTAATATGAGTACAAGGTAGTGGTATTGCAGGCAGAGGAGGTCCTATAGGAGAACTTCCAGCCGTCATAGCAAATTTAACATTAGCTTCAACAACAGGAGTTACCATATGAATTTGTGGAGCGGTTGTATGTATACCACCACCAGCAGTTAAACATATATCTCCGCCAGCGTCTAATAAAATATTGCCGACGACTTTTGTTTCTAAATTACCTTCAACGGCAAGAAACACGTTACCCTTTACTAATACTCTAACATCACCCTCAATAACAGTATATGAATTCTTCTTTATTCTATTATTAGAATCACCTTTAACAATAGTATTATGGTTGCCACCAGCATCTTGATTCATGTCGCCGCCGGATTTTAGATTCATCTCTGCGCCAGCATTGATTCTAAAGGCTTGGGCAGCACTAAAATTAGCAAAACTCTTTGTTGCAAAATTATGTTCTTCTACTACAAAATGAAAGCCTTTTTTTACTACTTTGTTTACTTGCGTACCGTCAGGATGTATTTCATTGAATGTTCCAGATCTATGATACGAATGTAATCTTTCTGCGCCAGGAGTATCATCTATTTCTTGATAATGGCCAGCTTCACTTTCATATACGTGATTAAAAGGATACTTGGCTGCGTATGGTGTTTCTGGTTCACCAAACGCTTCTGCTTCTGCTCCCTGATCACTACCTACACCCAATGCTTCATGAGCGGCAGCATCACCAGTTTGAAGATCACCTTTCTTTTTTGCAACTATAGTTTCTTCAATCTTTTCGTTTCTTGATATTCTTGGTGTAGTAGGTTCATTTAAAAATGGCTCTAATGGATACCTACTCATCGGATAAGATATGGTAGTAACTTCTCCACCAGAAAAAATATCGTCGCTGCCTGCTCCCGTTCCGGGAATACCATCACCATCAGGATCACTTATTTGAAGTGCGTCAACGGCATCATATTTTCCATCACGATTTACGTCCCACTTATATAATGCTGGATCATAGTCTTGCGTTAATTCACCAAACGCAACGTTTTCTCCAGGCAACTTATTCGGGTCATCAAATCTACCTAACCCAACTACAGCTTCTCCCTCTTCACCTTCTTCAGCTTCAATAATAGGAGAAAACTCAGGAGGTCTTGGTTGTAGAGTGCTTAATAATTCTTCTTCTGGAGTTGGATCGTGATATCCTTTTTCGGGGTCTGCTTTATCTTCGGGAATTCCTGGAGTGAAACCACACACAATTGGTTGTTGTGCTTCAGAACCGTCCATGAAGAAACCCCACGTCCAATCACCCTCGCGCAACCCTACAGGACTTCTTCCGTTATCAATAGGTAGACTTGGTAGAGCCCAAGGAAGTGCCTCAGTCGGCATCTGTGTTTTATCTTGAGTGTGCCAGCCGAATATTCTGATTTTACAACGGCCAAGAAACAATGGGTCTTTGCGGTCTTCGACAACGCCTTTCCACCATATCATTTCTTTTCCGAACCAATTACTTTCCATAAATCTCTACATATGTTTTATCAATCATAGAGATATTTAGTTCAGTTTTAGAAACCTATATTACCTTACGATGATATAATAAATGACGTAGAACCAGCCAAACAGTCCATGAACTATAGCCCAAATTAAAGACTTATGAAGACTCCATGAAATAATCATTGCTAGTGCTTCACCTACACCACATTTAAAAACAACTTTCACTTCGTCTTCTGACACTCTAAACCTCATGCCCGTTATGCTCTATGATTGTATCTACCACTTCTGTCCACTCTCTATAAAGATCTCGTTTAAGTTTAGCTCTCTTAGCAGCTTCTAAAATTTTAGTTTCTTTCTTGTTTCTGAATAATGATATAATCATCTCTTCATCTAATGAGAAACCTACTCCACGCTCAAGAATATTACCAACTGCTCGACTATTGAGATTCAATTGATAATGGAGATCTTCCCAATCAGGATAAACTTCTTTACACTTAGCAACAAACGATTCAGGGTATTTAAACATAATATATTTCCTTTAACTATCAAACCAAAAAACTATTCTACCTTGCGTATCTGGATCAGTTCTCTCAGCAGAATATAACATACCAATCAAAGCATTAAGACTAGTATATTCAAAATTACCAAAATTTATATTGAACAGGTCTATAGGGTCTGGACAATCATCAAGCTTTTTAAGAAGAGGTTTAACTTTCTTCTTTGTCATATCATATTGGGAGTAATTAAATTCGATCTGCTCTCTTAGATAGATCTGTCTAACGTGAAATAATTCTTTTGTGGTCAACCACGAATGAGAATGATAATCTGGATGCATGATCTCTTCTCTTTTTCTGTTTTCTGGATCTGCATCTTGTAATACTTTGATTGAATAACATAAACAGGTTTTCCAATTTTCTGCTATACTCTTTGCAACAAAAGACTGTCCAAAATCCGACGAACCTGATTCTTTTAATTCTTCATCGGGTATTACTATTAGTTTATATTTGTAACTAGCATCAAATCCAGGAGCTGGATCATCGGGTAAACCTCTTGGTGAATAACCAAATGGAGAAGCACCTCTTACTTGAGCCATTATACTAAACAGCTCGTAATTTCTACCAACATGAAATTCAGAACAAGCGGAATGAATCCAAACAGATTTTTCTGGTATACTTTCTAGTTGGTCTTTCTTAGAGTACCACTCAGGATATATGTGAATATCGCAACCCATATTATAATAATACCAGATTAATCATATACTGTCAACATAAAAAAACTTTTCATTAGAGTAGGCGCGTACAGTCGCCTCGTGTTATTTTCTCGTCTTCCAACGCTACCTTATAAGCCGCCGGGCCCGGGAGTTTAACCCGGAACCCTTACACCAGAATCCGCTCTCTGTCCTCAACACGGACAGTGCGGTGTTCTTTAGCCGCTCTTTCGTTGAGCTAGCCCGGCATAATTTTAAACCTTATAAGCTCTCTAATTACTGATACTTCCAAGTTCTTGTCTCATAATCATATGACGTTTTGAAATATATAGCTGCCGACTTAGCAAACTTTTTCCAACACGTACCACTAGCAGATCCAACAGCTTGTCTTGGACCTCTATACTTAACATAAAACTTTGAATTCGGAAACGTCTCTTTCAATATCTCTTTAACCTTGTCTAGTACCTCAAGCGGAACGTTCTTAACAATACTTGATTCATTCTCTGGACTTTTAACCAGCTTCAATGCTTCATTATACTTCTTATTCAATAAACTAAATTCAATTTTCATTCTCATTACCTCTTATTCTTATTGTCTATACTTATAGTATACCATAGATCCAATGCTCTTGTCAATACTTATTTGGAATATAATAGGGTAATAAGTAACGGAAATAGGGTAATGAAACCAGTATATTACCCCATTTAGAACTACGAGTTTTTCTTAGAAGAGTATAGTTTTAAGTGGATTAACGTCTTCAGTTTCCGCAGTTTGTCTTGAATAACCTTCAATCCGTGGTTCAACTTTAACTGGAATCTCTCCAGCATCTTTACGACCTTTGATATAGAATTCATATTCCTTTTCGTCTCTTGCAAGCTCTAGTGTATCTGTTTTGTTTAATACGTCTTGTCTACCCTGCTCAAAAGCTCTTTGATAACGTTTAATGTCTTCACTATTCATTGATACCTCTATTGTATTTGATGATTACCTGATTGCAATTGACTTGTTTGATAATGGAATTTAAGTTCAATTATTGCTTCTTCACTGCTAAGAAACGAACAACTATAAAGCGACCACGACGGCTGAGCAACCCAACGATCTGATAGCTCATAAACCTTACCAATAACAACCCCATTAAGCACAACTGATATTTCATTTTTCATATTAATGTTTCTCCGAAAGATATAAAGGATCTATTTGCTGATTATGAACTGAACCTTCCGTGAAGTAAATTCGTACTTCGTCTTTTATTAAGACTGCGATTCCAATTCTTCCGTGTAGCTCGTGATATGGTTGAAGTGTACTAGGTGAATTCACCCATACACGTTTTGGAGTATTTAAATTTTCTTTATTCATATTGATCTCCCAAAACAACTTCTTCAACTTCTCTTTCTTCTATTGTCTCAATCAAGCTCTTTACCGTCTCACTAGCATCACGATAATGCTCACCCTCTAGTAGACTTCGACTAGCTAGTACAACGTCTTTAAGCTCTTCTAATAGCTTCAATAGTTCTTCTTTTCTACTTGGAAAATATATTGCTTTCATGTTACCTCTTATAGTTTAACAATGCTAAGTGGAAATTTCTTGTCTAATGTCTCTTGCTCAACTTCGATCACGTTAAAAGCAGAATGAGTATTTCCAATAACCTTCTCACTAAAAAATTGATTGATATGTTTAGTAGTAGTCTTACTATGTTTTTTACTTGTCTTGAAAACTTCTCCAGTCAACTTATTGACATAAGCAACCGGAGTAGTATAACTAAACAAAACTAAAGTTTCCGGACTTTCAATTATTGTTGCTGTACTCATGATTTACCTCTTATGAATGAATATATAAAGCTACTGATTTACCTCTGAAAATACTAACTTCAGCTACAACTTGATTAGCTTCAAGATTTTCAAGTTTGATTTCATTTTTTTGAAACGGTCCACCATTAGATGAAACCGGAACCGCATGACCATTATCCAAAAATTATTTTTAGAACCCTCATCCCAATATGAAGCTAAACCCATTCCAGGTTTAAAGTTTTCTAGTTTAACATTACGACCACGATATCCAGTCACTTGCTTAATTTTTTTTACTTGCGTATCACTTAATTGAATCATAATATAACTACCTCTTAGTTCTTATTGTCTATACTTATAGTATATCATGGAATAACTGCTACTGTCAACAACTATTCCACGATATCTAAGTGGTTGATTTTATTAGATTTTAGTTAATAGACTTGGTGAACATTTCCAGTTTCCATTATTAATATCTTTAACTTTAATGCTTTTTAGGTTTACTTTGGTAACTTGACCAGTTAATTTTTGATTATATTTTCCTGTGAAGGAAACCCGATCTCCAACACTAAAGGTAATTGCTAGTGCGGCTTGCTTATAGTTTAAAGCTACTACGATACGATGATTTAATTCTCTTAGTTCTTCTCTGCTTAGTTTGTTCAATTCGTTTTGTGTAATCATGTTCAATACCTCATTATAAAATAAACGGTTTATATGTCTCTGGTGGGAAAGGTGGAAACCGTAAACACCTCAGAATGAATTTGATATCAACTCACTCTCTATACTATAAGTATATCATGGATTATCCGTCACTGTCAACAGTTATTCCAAGAGACTATAAGGTATTGATTTTGTTCAATTTAATAATGACGGATTTCTAAACCCTTACTAGTTCTTAGTTTGTTTACTCTTGCTAGTGCGGTCTTACGTTTATTAATGCGCTTTACAGTATCATCATAATACTTTCCTTGGGATTCTTCATCAGTATCATAGCGATAACTGTGGCCGACTGCATACTTCACCCAACACGGCCGACAAGCATTAACAATCCAGCCCTGACCTAATTGGATAGATGGAGCGGAACAAGTCTCACAAGTAGAATCACATTTTTCTTCTGCTTCTCTGATAAGTTTACTCATTTCATCAGTCTCGCCATGCATATAGAATCTAAGTCCGCCAAACTTTTCTTTAACCTGAGCAACATGAAAATTTTGCTGTTCGTCTAACGGTAATGTATTGATTAATGCTTCAATCTTTAAGCATAGTTCTTTTAGGATAGGAAACCACCCACCACCACACTCAAAACCAAAAGCAATCGGATGAAAAGGTTCTCGACCTTTAGCGGCCCATTGATCATTAAGTTTTTGTCTCTCTTCCCAGAACGATCTGAAAAGTTTAGGACAACTATCTGTTATTTCTTTCTCTAATTCATCTTTCATAATTTACCATAAAAAACTTGATCGTATATCCACATTAAAGTCATCTGAGATAGTTTAAGATTATCTAAATTTGAACCACTCTCTTTATCCAATTGATTTTGTAATGCTACTATTTTAGTTTGTAGTCTATCACAAAATAATCTTTTTTCAACGCCAGTCAACTTAGGAAGTTGTTCATTTTCAAACTGTCTCTTCCCATGCCTCCTTTCAAATGCGTCTAATATATCTCTACTCATCGTGTGTTAAGTTATATACTTCCTCTAGTGTTGCCACTAATCCATTTTCAGAATTTTTACTCAATTCATTTTGAGCTAACATCAGTATAAACTCTAATATACCTTTTGTCAAGAGAATATCTTCTTTCTCTTTTGTCTTCTTAGTATTATCTGGCATTTTATCCAGTTTAGCTTCGATGCGAGCCACAAGTTCATTTAATTTATTCTTATTCATATTGTCTCCTAAAATAGGTCATCGTGTTTTGCTAAGGCCAAAAGAAACTTCATTGCATATAAACTAAACAATATAGTTTCTCTTTCTTGTTTTGTTATTGTGTAATCTTGATACTGTACATTCAAATCTTTCATTCTATCTGATATTAATTGGCAGAACTCTTCTCTCTGTTTTTCGTTTATTCTTGTATATCTTCTACTTTGAGGAAGACAACGTTCAATAGTAGTAGCCATTATCTTCCAGATGTATCCCTGAAGCTTTTCGTTATCTGTCGTTTCACTCTTAACTGTATTGGTTATTCTATTCTGTAATTGCTCATAGAAATATAATAGATCTTCTTTATCATACCACCTTAATAGAAACCCCACATCTTTAAAAAGTTTCATATTAATCTTTTAGTTGATTGACAAATACTTCCGTTACAAGTTCCCTGCTCATTTCTAATATATCAATTGATAACGTCAATGCGTCTTTTTCTTCTTGTGTCTTAGCAACAAGTCTTATTCTTATTAGACTGGCGATTTTTAAATTGAGTTTATCCACATATTCCCGCGCTCTATATGAAGTTACTGACCTATCTCTTTTTTGAATATTAAAATTATTAGGAATTCCTACACCCGCATAAACTGGATTCTGGCTTGGTGGAGTATGAACGTGGGCACCCATTATTCCCGGAACAGCTCCCATCGGTATATGAACATTATGAGCATTTTGACTCCATGAATGTGTTACTGGATGAGTAGATGCTGTACTAGTAGCTGAACCAATATCATTAGCATCAAGATCTTTGAATTCGTGTGCTGCCTCATTTAATTGAGTATTAAGTGATTTCTTAAATAGCTTTTTAAACCACTGCATCGGCCCTCAACTTTTTTGAATATGATAGTATTATTTTTAATGATAGTGCGGTAAGCAAATAGCTATTATAAGCATCTGCGGAAGATTTATCATCTAATTTTTCTACTTGGACAACAAGCTCTGCCAGCTTCGCGCGGATCATCGCTTCAGTAAGTTTTAACTCACGTTCCGATATAGTATCATCACGTCTAAGGACTTCATTTAATAGAAAGTCTTTAATCGCTTTCTGCGCCGAGTTTTCTTTCATTACGAGTAGTCCTTAATAGCAATGCGTTTGGCCTTTCTGTGTCTTTTACCTGATTAGGTTCAATAACATCATGTGAACCCATCCACCATTCCTTATTAGCATTAAATGTTACATAGTCTGTAACGGCCCGAGTTATGTCATCAAATCCACCTTCATATCCTGGAACTAACACTTCAAGATCTTGTGGAGCTGTCTTTAGTAATTCAATTAATTCACCAACTTTCATACTTGATATTCCTTTTCTAAAAAAGCAATAGCAGCACGAATTAGCATGGCAGATGTTCCAGTGTTTAAAAGAAGTGTACTATCATTAATACCTTGATATTGAGAATTGCGAATACTTTCTAATTTCTTATTAAGCACAAATTTAAGTGCATATGGACTAGATAGGGATGAACCATATCCATAATGTTCGCAAGCTATCCGAATAGCATCTTTTACTTGACCTTTTTCATAATCATTCAATTCTAACATAATGAAATTATCCTTATACTAATTCAGTGCCATCAATCAAACGCTCTTCGGCCGATGAGGAAAGAATACCTCTAGTGGCAAGCTCTTCTCTTACAATAGCTTTACATTCACTATGTTTAAGTTTCTTATCTGGAGTATCCGCAACAAGTGCTTCATTCAGCATCTTGTTATTTTTCTTTGCTAGATCTCTTGTGCTTAATGCTCTGATTGCCGCTTCTTCTTCTGTTGTATGATATGTTGCCATTTGTATTACCTCTATAAACTAATAGACCTATTTATTATACTTTACCTGACATGAAAAACCAGTTCTCAAGAAAGTTATCCAAACTCATTACCTTACCCAATGTTCCAGTATGGATAAAAACCATCTCTGTTTCATTTATTGAAATAATCTCTCCGGTAATTTTGACAAACAAAACCTCATCGGTCTTCTGGTCTTTAACAACACGGAAGAAAGTATACGTTTCACCCACAGTTAAATCTTCTAATGATTCATCATCAATCTTATCGAAATAATCTTCAAATACATCCCTTTCAACAAACGTATAAAATCGCCCGCCGGTGTATGGAATATAAGTACCCTCTAAATGGTTTTCAAAATTGTTCATACTCTACCTCTATATGCTTTTGTGAATAAATTTGGCTCATAGTCGGCAGATTCAAACACGAATGTTCGATTACCTCGACCTTTTAATTGACTGTAAAATTGTCCTATCTTATTTGCTTTCCAATCACCAACAGTAACTTCAGTGCCCAGGCCAGGCCAACGTGGATTACCATTAGTATCATTACCGGCAGATGTTCCGATCAGCATAGCTTTTTCACCGAATTCTTTATACAGAACACTGTCTTGATTCCATTTATGTCCTGAAGCTTTTAAGAATCCTTTCAGTTTACCGTTATCATCAGGGGAACTAATAATTAAAAAGCTCTGTTCAACAACGGGCTTTCCGTTTTCTACATAGTGCCCAGTTAAATTAATAAAACCAAAACCATTAGTTTGTATACTAAATTTCAATTGCTGATTGCGTCTTATGTTTTCTTTTAACTCGAACTCACTTCTAAAAGCAGTCATCATCCCAATAGTTTTTTCTTGAGAGTGTTGATAGATACGTCCAATAGAAGTCTCATGAAGATACTGTTCTTTGAATCCGAAAATCTTTTTAAATCTACCCTGTATACTCATCACTCGTCCTTCAATAAATTATTATCTAATAGTACATCAGTTACAATACCTAATTCAGTAAGTGCGTTTTCAACTTCTTCTAATTCGTTTGATAGATCTTCTACTTCAGAATTTAATTCTTCAATTTTATTTCTCAATTCAGTAGCTCTCGCATCTAACACAAACTCAATAACTCCTACATCAGGATTCTTAGTTTTTGGAAGCTCAATTATCTTTTTCTTTTTACCCATACTATTAGTGTATCACGTCCAGTAACAATAAGTCAAGTTCTAACTGTAGTTTAGCAAACCAATCAAATCTATCTTCCAAATATATTCGCACATCTTCTTCCATCAGATACTCTTCTGGAATGGATACAACTTCGTGTTTTAATTGAATTAAAACCTCGCGCAAAAACATGACGTGTTCTATATCCAAGCAGTCATATTGTGGATTATAGAAGTGTTTCATATTCAACTTATATTATGCCGGCTCCAGTTAAATCAGAGTACCATTGATTAAGCTCTTTTTTCCCAATCGGAATGATTACATCGGTTACAAACATTTTTACTTAAAGCAGCATGAGAAAATTTATATATCAATTCGTTTTGTTTTAATTGGTCTATCTTTACCTCACCAAAACAAAGTGCTTCTATAACTAACAATGCTTTTACTTTAATATCTGATAATGCTTGTTCCTTATTAGTATCTATGCGCTCCATATTATTGCTTTAACTGTACATCATTCAACGCATTATTAGCAAGATCTAATTCTTTGAATATAACTTCTAAATCATGTTCAAATAGTTCCATGTCTTCAGGATGAATAGTACCAGAAGCATATTGAGTACATGCGTGTTTCAAAATTTCCATTGCTTCATCTCGCGCACAAATTATTTAAAATTCTTGAGAGTTCGACTGATGGTAAGCTCATACTTCAATCACCTTCATTGGCTGTCTAATTTTTCTTTGATTAAGAATATCTTTCACTGCTTCAATAAGTTTATCTTTCTGTTCTGCATCTCTAACATATACTGTTATTTGATAACCAGAAAGAAATAATGCTACACTAATAAAAGCATCATCTTGTCCACCTAAAGCTGAATTGGCAAATACTTCACCAACACCTCCGATTCTATCAACGTCAAGGACTAATTCTCCTTGTACGCTGTTCACTCTCAAATAACTCATAATTAACTCCTATAATGTATTATACCTAATATCACCCACAAGATCGGAATCACCCAAGGCAATAGAAAGTTCCAGTCACCTCTCACACATTACTCTTCCTTTTGTTATTCCGCAGATGGTGGCGGATTAAATCCTCTGAACTGTGCTAATGTAAGTGTAGGAAAACCTAACTGCTTTCTAAGTCCATTAACACGTCTAAGAAGATTTCCCAAACGACTAAGATTTCCAGTCTGTCTTCGCGCAAGCCTCACGCTTGTTACTTGTAGTCTATGAATCAACTTATCTCGCGCCAGTCTCTTAGTATCTGGAAGAATTGCTAACGGCTCAGCATCAATAGCTCCAACAACTTGTGGTGTTGGCTCTGTTAGTGTTACTTGTGGTGTATCTTCAGTCATATTAACTCCTAGTTATAGCTAAAATCTTTTCAATCTGTTTTTGTATTGTCGGTTTACGAATATCTGGTGGCCACTTGATAAATGTTTCATTAGTCTTTAGCAGCTTACCTAAGAATGGCATAATCAATTTTTCTACCTCAAGCAATTTTGCTTTATACTCAGCAATTGTTTCTTCCTCTGTGGCAGCAACCGCTTGATCTACCGCTTGATTCATTTCATCTTCTGATACACCAGTGAATCCGAAATCGTCTTCAAAGATATCATATTCTGCTAATATTGATTTTACGTCTACCATGTTATAACTCCAATGCGCCTATGCGCTGTTCAAAATTTTGTACTATAACATCTAGCAGTGCAGTATATGTAGATATGGCCTCAAGGACTTCTTTAATTTCCTCAACCGTAATAATTTCTTGTGCTACTTTTTCTGCTACTATATCTTCTACTGGATTACTCATATTAAATTCCTCAATTGCATAAAGACTAAAGTATACACTATCACATCAAGAAATACAAGCATAAAAATAGTCTATCTCTTAGTTCCATTCTTCCTACCTGTTAATAGACTTCTAATTTCTTTCTTTACTTTAATAAGATTTTCTCTATCACGATTCGCCCAAGCATGTGCTGTACATGCTGTGGCTTCTTGATATTGTAAATCTTCTTCGGTGTGCTTCTTAATAAACATAAGAGCGTCCATATATGTAGGACAAGTATCTCCTGGATGCACAAAACCTTGCACCTCGTTTGCTTCTTCCAGTGAAGAATAAATCTTTACATTAGCCGAACATAGATCTGGAACAAATACTTTCTTACTCATACTTCATCTTCTTATTAACATAGTCAAGTGCTTTATCAAAAGCATCACATTGTTTTCTAGTATTCAATCTGCTATTCCAGTTAGCCATTTCAGCGTCTATTAGATCAGCAGCATCAAGCAATCTCTTTCCTACTCTAAGTTTTTCTTTCTGTGTTATACGCTTTTCATCCAACGTAAACATCGCATCACCAATAACCTGATACATCTCAGCAAGTAAAGCTCCAGACCTCATGATTAGTTCTTTGTCTGATAGTTTCTTTTTACTCATACCAATTCAAGTTCTTCAATTTGATATTCTGTTCCGGTATAATCTAAAGAAAAGTGTGGGTCAAAGTTTTTTATTTCAGATTCCAGTAATGCTTTTACATCTTTATCATTATAAGCGGCGCAATCAATACCATTTTCATAAAGTGCATTATGTTCTTTTAATATAGTATGAAGAATAGAAACCCTAAATTGTGCTTGTTGTTTATCGGTAAATGCCATTACATTCCATTCATAATGATCGTCGTATATACCAGTTTGGCCTCGCACTATGTAAATGGTTGACATAATTTTACCTTCTCTGTTTATTATACTCTGTTAATCTAAACCAGTCAAGCATCATTTGAAAGTCTTCCATTATATCCTCTTCAGTAGCTTTCACCACTGCTGGATCTTCTCCACGTTGTAACTGTAGATCATTCAACTCAAGTGCATCATTTAACATTCTGCAAAGTGCTTGTCTTACGTACTCTTTAATATCTGCTTGTGTTGGTTCTCTATTAAGTTCCATTTAACTACCTCCCAAATCCACATCGTCTTCGTCAAGTTCTGAACCACCTTCTAGTCGTCTATCACCATCTCCAGGAACATAAACTATAGTAACCAAATAAGTTCCAGCTTTGAAGTCATCATCGTTCTTCAATCGTTTATATTCCGCATCCTTAGGAAAGTCATGTATCTCTGACACGTCTCTTTCAAGATCATAAAGATCTTCTTCTGAATACTCTTTCTTTAATAGCACGTATTTTTCTTTCATTATATTACTCTTTCAATAAAACATTTTTCATCAAACATAATTCTTACAAGCATCTTTGCAAACTCTTCTCTATTATCACACACAATAGGTTTATCTGTCTGCTCTTTAGACCGCGACTTTGTGACGTGAAGATAAAACTTTCCATCGTGTCCATTAACTACTGTGACAACTGAATTAGCCAACATCACCATCTCGTTATCAATATCAAAAGTAGTTTTCATATTATCAATCTATATCGTTTAATCGCTAAGCCGTCCTATTCACCATCAGCACGTCCAAGTAAGTCTCGTACATCATCAATCGTCATCTCTTTAGCACCACACACCACACACGACTCTGTGCCGTACTCGTATTCTGAACCGCACGTCTCGCAATATACATCAGCGTGTTCTTTACAGTCTGAACACATGCTTCCGTTTATTAGCTTTGCTCCACAGCAACCACTCAGCAACCTAGGAATAACTATATCAATCATTTTCTAAACTCACTTAAAAACTTTTCTGTTATCTCATAAAACGAATACCCAGAATTTTCATCCACAGGAATGTAACACCTCGTTTGTTTAACTCAAACCTAATCTGCTCAAACTCATTTAGTGACCGACCTTTCATGCTAACACCTGTCTCTGAATTAAAATATTTCTCAGTAGCTTAATAGTGTTCTTCAACCTCTCTCTTAATTGTACACTATAATCAGGTCTACTGTCAAGCAGCTTTTTACAGTCTTTGAGAATCAAAACAAGTTTCCAAGATGGTACGTTCTGGTAATTTACGGAAGCTTTGTGTATCATATCACCTCTAATATAAAATTTCTGAATTCGTCTCTAACTATTCTCAACTTAGTGTGTCGTTATATACTCTTAATCTCTTTCCATTGGTACCTTGTGTGATATTCAAAATCGTCTGGTGTTATGTGATTAGGTTCTGCGACCTTTAGAGCATCCGGGACGAACAAAACAAAATCTCGCTGTATAAGTTCTGCGACCTCTTGATCTGTTCTGTTCTTGTATGCTTTGCGGAATTCGTTGTAAGCAAAGTTTAATAGTTTATTATATACTTCGCTTGATGGTGTAATCTTTGGATGATTAGCTAATCTGGAAAGTGCGTTCTTATCTAAACCCGATTCTTTGCTTAGGTTAGTGAGATAAAATTTTTCACCTCTTAGTTCTGCAACTTCTTCAATTAATTTTTTTAATCTAAATCTCAACATTGTTTCACCTCAATCATCATGTTATAATACTATTATACCATACTCTTTGGAGGCTGTCAATAGTCAAATTAAGATGTCTTAACCTGTTGATATAACTCTTTAAGTTCTTCAAGCTCTTGATCGATTAAACTAAGCTCATATTCTAAATGTCGCTTAGCCTCTTGTTTTCTTGCAAACTCTTTATTAAGGAATTCTCGGAGTGTAGAAAAATCACTAATAGGGTCTGAAATTTTTTTACCAGATTTTTTTGGAATGGGTTTTAAAGTTTCCGCTAGGGTCTGAAATTTTTTTACCAGATTTTTTGGAATGGGTTTTAAAGTTTCCGCTTTTGGAATGGGTTTTAAAGTTTCCGCTGTCGTCATAGGTACTCTCTTATATAAATGGTTCTTTTTTTATTTCCTACTTAAAACGGATCCTCACAACGGATCCTCACACGAACCTTGTATTCTTTTTAATTTTAATCGAGCCGGGATTCTTAGTCCCGGCCCTGTCTATATGCTATTCCTTACACATTGTTATTCTTGCTACACGTTCCCAATCATCCGGGAGACTCTTGCGTAACTGTGTAATCTTAATAGCTGTTCTACATGACAACTCTCTAAGACTATCAGCATGGTCTTTAATAAAGGTAATAGCATCCACAGCTTCATCTTTTCCGAATTCGCCCTTATTGTACATCACCTTGATCACATCAATGATACGTACTATAAAATCTTTCTTGGTTCTAATACCTAACGTGAGATAATGCGCTCTTGACATTAAGGCTTCCAAATGTGGTGTTAGTTTTGATCTACGTGCTAACTCGGCATCAAAGTCTATATTGGTAATGAATATAACTGTTCCGTGATACTCGAAACACTTGTCTATAGCGTCTCCGCCAAAGTGGTATTCACTAGACCATCTTAGGATTCTTTTCTTTGTGCTATCACAAGCGGCCTTAAGTAGTGATAAACTTGCTAGGTCAAAGAATACCGCATCACAATCATCTAAGATCAATACTGAACCTTTTGATCTTGTGTCTGATAAACCTCTATACAACCCGATAGCTGAGGCGGAACCTGATAGGGTAACAACTACGTTATCCCGGCATAGTGCTTCTACTGTGTTTGTTACTGTGTGAGTTTTACCAAGTCCCGGAGGGCCGCTTACTATTAGGGCCCGAGTTTCACCTGAAGCGGCGGAACTAGAAAGTGATTCTAGTATCTCAAAACGATCCCGGATTCTTACTGCAATCTGTTCTTCCGTTTCTGTCTGTACAGGCTTTGCTTGCGTAATCACTACACCATAGCGGCCGCGCTCTTGACGATTAGCAGGATCTTGGAGAAACGCTTTAAGCTCTGTAGTCTTAATTCCATTTTCCTTTGCTAGTGCTTTCACTTCGTCTCTTGTGAAACTAGTGGAACCGGAACTCTTTAATACTTCAACTAAATTACTCATAATTAACAACCCTCTATTTTTATCTTATAATCTATTATAGCACATGTGTGGATGACTTGTCAAGTATTGAAATTGCACATTCCACTATTTGTATCTGCTCATATGCAAGTTCTTGGATCCACTTAGCTTCCGTCTCATCCAATAGTATAGCTTTCAAAATCTCATGCTCGGCTTCAAGCTCTGCCGTGGTGCTGAATGTTGCCAATGCTTTGCCTTCTACCCTAATGTTCGGAGCGAATATATCGTATACTTTGCACATCTTAGAATCCGTTACAGTCTTTTAAAATTGCTAGTTTGATTCTCTTTTCTATTAGTTGATCCATTAGATCCATACCTAGTGAAACAACTTCACATCCTTTTAACTCGGATTCTAACAACATAACATCATATGTTAAATCGTTAATCTGTTCTATTACTTCTTCAATGCTTTTGTTTTCATTTCTTATCATATACTAAGTATACCATACAATCCACACTTAAGTCAAGACTATTCGGCTACGAAAAACTCGTATTTTGGACAGCCGTAACTATGTGATATGATTAGAACTCTTCTAGGACTTTCTTGATTGCTTCGATCTTAAGCTTGAAATCGTCTCGGAGATCTCTCGGAATGCTTGGAAGCTTTCTTACTGTGTTTTCTAATTCGGCGGCTAGGTATAACAGAACCTCAGTTTGTAACGGCGCTTTAATTTCTTTGATGCGCTTAACCATTATATTGATATATTCCTGTCCAGGAATATGCGAGTCCGTGCCCTGCATAGCTGCACTAAAGAACGGAGTAAACAATAATTGCATGAACCTTTTATCCATAAAGTTATTTATAAACAAAAAGCATACACGTCCCACATCGTATGCCAGGATGCTCAATAGGGCAGGTAGGAAATTTATTAGCCCTGAGGACTATGCACTCACAACAGGAGCACCCACTACGGAAGTGTTAGTAGCTTCAACACCATTAAGGCTTGAAAGATCATACTGACCACGACCGGCCCGGAAGTTCTTGTTATTAAAGATGAACCGCACATCAGCAACCGCTCCGCCGTTCGACTTAACGAACGCTAGAACCTGCTTTCGGGTCACAATAGGCCCTAGAGCCTGCACGATCTTCTCGGCCAACTCTTTCTTCTCTGTACTTACTTTAGTCATTTTATCATACTCCAATTTAAAAAAACTCTACTAGCGGCGCACCCGCCTTCGGTTTCTACTTTCTATAATACCAGTATATCACTGTTGCCAGCAATATGCAAGCATTACTCCAAAATTATTCCCACACCTTGCGATCATCAGTCTCTCCTCGATAACCGGCCAAGTATGCTTCTATCTTTTTTGGATCTGTTAGTTCCAACTTTGGCGCATTGTACGTGCCATTTGGATACTTGTGTGGTTCAATTCCTCTGCCGTAGTATGCATCAGCACTGGTACCACGATCATACGGCGAGCCGTGTGACTTATCATATTGTGGATTCATATTAACCTCCGAAACATGATACATAAGGTTTAGTATATCTGTGATAACTTCGGATTTTGGATTGCTTATTTCTAGCAGTCACATTCTTGATCTTCACTTCAACACCTTGAGCTTTTAGAGCTTCAAGAAGTTGTCCGGCATCACAATCTTGTTCCAAATATACATGATTGTTTCTTTGATAGCTGTACTGACTAATCGACTGAGCAACTCCGGCCGCCTCAACTACTGAGCGCCGAACCTTCAACCAACCATGTCCCGGATCTGTTAAAAATAGAAGTGTAATCTTTTTCATTATGCTATACCTCTAATGTCATCTAAAATATCTAAAAGATAATTATTAACATCCCGAACCTGAATAGTAGGATCGTTATGAAAACTTGTAGACTCCAAATGTTTTCTGAATTCTTGGATAGTCTTTTCAGCATTAGCAAGCCGGGCTTCTAATATTGCTGCCTCTTGTTTCAATCTTTCGCTATAGTGCATATTGTTTAACCTGTTATACCGTCCGTCTAATGTCTCTTGATTCTTTATCATATACTAAGTATACCATGGATTGTTGGCGGCTGTCAATACTTAATCCAAATAATTCTGGAATACTTTGGTATGATTCTTGCAAGGCCTCCCGGCCTGCCGGCGTCTACGAGAATGTTGTAGGCCTGTCTAAGAGTTTTTCTTAGCCGGCCTAATTGGCATGGATTTTGCTTGGCCGATTGAGAATCCGGGAAAGAAAAATGCGTAATAACTAAGAATTTTTGGGCGTCCGGTGTGGAACGACCCGAACCCAAATACAAGTATTAGCGGAACCTTGGAAGTCTGAATAGTCTGAATAGTCTGATGGAACCTTGGAAGTCTGAATAGTCTGAATAGTCTGATGGAACCTTGGAAGTCTGAATAGTCTGAATAGTCTGATGGAACCTTGGAAGTCTGAATAATCTGATTAATCTCAGTATGTTCTATTGCTTTGCCGATATCTGCTGATAGTCTTTCGTGTTCATGCATTATGCTAAGAATTCATTGGAACTTTCTCAATACTTTTTGCTTTATATAATACCTTGCCGTATTCACTCATAGCATCACAAACATAAAAATCTATTGACTGATATGTTTTTGCTAGGTATTGTACCATTTCATCAAATCTGTCTTTGTTCACATTATGCGATACTCTGAAATCTCCTTCTTCTTGCATTATACCTGACCATACTAGGAGATACTGGTCGGCAGCTTTCTTCAACTCTTGGTGAAATCTGAATATCTCGTAACTACCTTCTTTTATTACAACTTCATCACGATCATGACTTACATACATATGCAGTTTTGTTATTGTTTCATTAATTCGGTATGAATTAAATCTCCCGTAATTCTGTACCACATGACTCATTAATCCTCGGTTGATTGGATCTTCTATTTCTTCGTGCATTTCTTTTTCCTTGTTTTCTTTGGAGGCTCTACTAACCAATTGGTACCGTTGGGGCCCATTGTGTGTGATCTACCTCATAAATTGGATTTTGTGGTTGTTATTGCGTTGCCAAGCAATCTATTCATCTCTTCAACTTCATCAGATACCCAGCCGTATTCTATTTCAGGATGTCCGTTGCGGATGCTTACACTATGTAACTCTAAATTTTTGTATGTATTAGTCAAATATCGTACTAGTTCTTTTACTCGCTCTTCATCAATATCGAACCGATTCATATTGAGACGGATCACTTGGCTCGGCCTATCGTGTACCAATAGTCCAGCATCTTGTGCTTTTTCACAATCTCTTATAAAATCTCTGCGAAGATCTGTAATCATTTGTTAATTAAAACTTACTAACCACCATATCAGCAAAATTGCTAATAGTGTGCCATTTTTCTACTATAATATGGGCTACCAGAATACCGGCAGCAATCTGTAATGACTCAAATATAAATTTTTTCATATAATCACCATTCATAATACTAGTATAACACAACATTAGTTGGATACAAAGTTATTCTTAATTTTGTGGATATTAATATTGCTGTGAAATTGTGTACTACACAATTTCATGTGTGATCAGAGATCATTTGTGTTAATATTAACAAGCACTTAGTTGAATGTTACTAATAGGTTACTGAAAGATGGTGCTAATTCCTGCATCCAATCAGCTTATTAGAATAAGTGTTTTAAAGTACGACTACTATGGATAATATGAACGCTGCGAGTAATGCAAGCATTGAAAGTAAGATGTTAAAATCTTCGTGTGATATGATATTGAAATATACTAAGAAAATACCTGTGAACCCAATTAATGAACAAAGACCCCAAATCAATAATAGAAATGTGAGTGGACATTCATCGTGAAGCCATCTGAATTTTGTTGAGTGTTTTTTAAGCTTGCGCTCAAAACGAAGGAGTAAGGTTTTCATCCATATATCTCCAGTGAGTAAATTATTCTATGGATATTTATTGGAAAAGAAACGTTTTTCTATATCGTCGGTTCGGAGCGGTACGATATTGCTCTTAGCTCTTCTATACTATTCAGAACGTTTCAATAAACTGAATTTTATATCAGGAGATACAACATGTCTACTATACGAATGAATTATGGATGTTATAGTTTACCCGTTAGGGAATATTTCACGAATTGATATAACGCCATCACAACCCACACTACTATGTATCCGATCAAGAATACAGGCAATACTATTATTGCTGATAGTATTGTAATTATCCAGTCCCACATATATTTACTTTTCTGATTGTATTTTTTCATTTTGTAAATAGAACCCATATATGAATCCACCAACTGGCACGGCTAGTATACAAAACACCCAGAGAATTATAATTATCTTAAAAATGCTGTACATAATACCACCGTAAAAAGTAAAAGTGTGGCTATCAGAAATGCTGTTATGAATTTCAATGGCTCTTCTTTTATTCTAACATATCTGGAGACTTTACGCAACTTGTTTAAGGATATATCTCGCGGAAGCTTGGATTCTGCTATCTCTCTTGCTTTCTTGAATAGCTCTCTTCCGCGGTTATCGTATTTGACAAAAGACTTGAAATCTTGTGGATTGGGCTGTGGATGATTCTTCGTATATATTATCCAAGATAGCTCAAATGCTATCATATCCAAGCGAATATCATAGGATGGAGCGTATAGGTCATATTCTTTTTGAGTCACCCCTGTGACATCAACTTCAAAACAAATCAAGCCTAGAGCGTGTTTGTCGCTGTTAAACACCGCATCTAGCACTATATCTATTCTATTCTTCATAATCTATACATTGGAGCAAAATAGCGATTAAATGACATTTCCACCTATTCGGATTCCCATCTTAGGTACTTTTTGACCTTTTTTTCGTGTGGATCTCGGTATTTGTACATAAAACTATAGTCTGACGTTGGACTTGGAGCTGTTTCAATCCAAGGGTATGTGCGGATTATATGTTTCATCAAAATAGCAATCTTATCTTTGTTCTTACCTGATACTGTTATGTAGCCTGCGAAGAATCCTTGATATTGTATAATTTGATGATGTACCAATTTGTTATCCACAGCTTTTTGAATCTCATCAAGAAATTGTATTAGCAGTGGATGTGAAGTAGTTTTCTCAATAGACCAAGTTCTTGGAACTTCATCTAATCTGGGAAAAGCGGTCTTGCAACCCATTCAACCTCCTCAACTTTAACCCATGTGCCGTGTCCAATCTTGTTTACCACTATGCGGATGTTATCACCCTTTCTTTTGATGATACTGAATAGATGTTGAGGCAGCCAAGCATCATTTTGGATTTTAAGTTTAATCAAGTCTCCGTCATACCACGTATTGTAATCATCTCTATTGAAGTCTGGATCTGCTTCGTATTTGAAAGACATAATACTATTCTAACAGAATGTTTTCAGATAGTCAATAGCCTTTTGAAGTAACTCTGGAGAATCAACAAAACAACCTAATCCAGTATTACATTTTCTACATAATAAAGCTCTAACTCTATTAGTATTATGGCAGTGATCTATTGATAGTGGATCTAATGTGAGTGTCTATCATTTAATGACTTAGGAGACCTAAAGTAAAAATCTTTTTCTTCTTTGGATTCTCCACATTTTGTACATATTTTTATATTCATATTGTTTATAGTTTAGTAAAAGTTTAACTATACATTTAGTATAAACTATGTAGTATAAACCTAAATATGATGCGCCCACAATCTACAACAATCCAAGGTAATATGAAATTAGTCAAGAAGCACTTCTGGGAATTAACACCAAAAGAACGCGGAGATCTTGCTCGTGTCTCAATCAAATTCGGTAATGGTGCAGGTATGAAAGGTTTTCTAAAAGACCAAAAACTTAAACCTCACATATACATGGGTTTCGTGATTATGTTATACAACACACGAAACAAATTAATAGCTTGGTCGGCTATTATTGAACCAAGTTGGAGCGGCAAACGTCAAATATGGGTATATGTCCGAGGCACACATAGACGTGCTGGCTATGGTAGCACAATGTACAAACTAGCAAAACGTAAATCTAAACGATTCTCAGTTAAACCTTGGAATGAAACAGGTTATGCTTTCTTCAAGGCAAACAAAAAAGAATTTAGATTATAGATTTCATTAGTATATCAAGCAACTCTTTTTCTTTCTTACTTGGTTTCTTTTTTCTAGCTTTTCTAGCTTTCTTCAAATGTTCTGTTTCGGCTGATTGTTCAGCGTCCATAAGATTTTTTAGAATTCTTTTATTGCCAGATAGAAATTGTTCTGTTACATCTTTTTTAAATGTGCCATGGTTAGCTTGAAAGAACATATTAAAAATATATGCGGAATCTCCCATATCAGAAAACCCAACTCTATTTTCTACTAGCTTATACGTTCTGCCGCTGGCTGTGATACCTATCATTTGTTCTTTATCAAATACTTGAATAGGTGTGCTAGTTCGGCCACCGCCATTGCGGACATCATTACCAACAAAGTGATATGTCTTTCCCTTCCAAGAACCAGTCTCAAGTTCCATTATTGCATATCCCGATAAAACAATCTCGGGATCGTGTGTAACAGGCATAAACAACATAACTATCTTCCTTTTAATAATTCATCCAATCCCACGATTGTATATGTTTTATTTTCAATTTCTAATTTATATTCCGCTCTCATATTCATAATCCGCATAACATTACATTGACTCCATTCATCTCTAAAAACTTGATATTGAATTCTATCATAATTTTTTCTGACATATTCACACACTCTATCAATCATTTGCAGATCTACTGAATCAGCAAATCCGATATCAAGTCTATTATTATTAGGACGAAAATCTATTATTACTAATCCTTTATGTTTAGCATCATCAAACTCTTTTCGTATTTTACCTAATACGTTTTCGTGAAATATATCAAGCTTTACGGTCATTATATAAATCCCTTAATCGGTCTATTAATTGTTGATCTTCCACATTATATAAATCACCATCTCGTGTTTGTAAATTACCTATCAATTGAGACAATCTCAAATCAGGATACTTTTCCCATATTTCTTTTAGTTGTCTGAGTATATCAGGTATACGTTTAGGATCTCTAGGCGTACCATTAAACAATGGCCCATCTAAGCCTTCCAAAAGTTTTCTGATATCTTTAATCTTCATATGAATAGTATAGCACAATTTGATGCTTGTGGTAAACTCTTTTTATTGAGAAATAAGGAAAATGCTCTTGGAAGAAACTTGCTATTTTATGATACTTATCAATAGTTAATCCAGATGTTACTTCAAACGTTAGTGTACACACCAATTTTTCCTGTGGAGTTATCTGTGCTTTGGTTCCAACTTCAAGGTTTTTTATTGATTGATTTTGTTGTAACTTCTCTAGTAAATGTAGGATCTCTTCTAATGATTCGTCCTCCATCGTCCTCCATACATATAGATCTGTAGGAAGTTTTTTTGCTCATAGGAATCCAAATTATAAACTATCTCCAACTTGGTAGCAATCTTTCTGCCGACTCGCTGATAATCCTCTCTTGTTATTACCTTTGCTGGATAAACTGATTCTATTCTGTGTATTAGCACATTAATAGACTTTTCTGATTGTGTGCCTGCGGTTCTGATTACCAATCCCAGTTTATCTGAAGCATCAACCAAAACTTCGTATTCTAATAATCTGTTTTTATTAGCCTCATCGAGTTCATCGAATAGTTGTGCTAAGTTATTCATTTCTTCTCTTGACCTAAAGTAACTGTTATGTGTATTTCAGTTAAGTCTTTATTACATTTTGTTTCTTTAACTATCCATCCACAATACCAAGCCTGAAACTTCCAGTCGTGACCTTCAAAGAAGTTTTTCAATACAGTTTCTTTATCTTCATTAGTAAGAAAAAATGAAAATTGTAATTTATCATTCACATAAAAGTTTCTATGTTTCATAATAATATACCACGCCTGCTACACTACCCTCTGGTGTTTTATTCCACATAAAATGTAATGAGGTATAACGCTGTAATAATGAGTCACATACTTTTTTAATTTTCTTTTTATCATTAGTGCCTAATTGAAATTGAATATAATTATCCGCTGGCGATATTCGGACAATATTCAACAGGCCAGCATCATTAGCTTTCTTAACTTCTTCGATTAAATCAAACATCTCTTTAGCTGATTTACTTTTAAACTCTAAGGTTTTTGATTTTCTTTTAGAAACCCTTGCCATGTACTACACCAAAAAAACATAATGTTATTATCATAACTCTCAACTCCAAATCCTAATGGACATTGAGTCAATGCTTTATAATTACAACTTAAAGCACTATCACATTCAATACTATAAACTACTATATGTCCAAGTGGCTCAATAGGTCTAAACGTACAACTATTCAATAGTAATGTTACTAGTATTAAATATTTCATCTCTTAAAAGCAAGTACCTCTGCCTTTGGTTTACCCAATCGCTCTGCAATCACATATCTTTCTGAACTAATCAATTGCTCTAATGTTCTTTTGGACTCTTGTAATGTTTTAATCTCATCGTCTAATGATGAAACTTTCTTTTTGATTTCCTCAACTTCAACTTCTTTAGCTTCAATACTAATAAGTTTTTCTGCGATATCTTTTGCTAATTCTTCTACTTTTTGTGTCATTATTCTTCCTTTTTAGCAGGTGGTGGCCCTTGTATTACTCCAGGAGCTCCAACAGCTTCACTGCTTTTAACACTAGAGCTAAATCCTCTAGCAAGCTTAATCAAATCCGTGCGGCGCTTTTCCAATACTGCCAGTGCTTCACGATGGCACAAACATTCATTAACAACTTTTACTAATTCTTCTTGTATTTCTTTTGGTTTCATTGTCATATCTATTCTGCCTTATAGTTCCTTATTCCATTAAGTATTCTTTCTATACCGCCAACATCTATACTATTATAATTTTGATTGTCGGTAGAAAAGGTTTCTTTAACTACTGGCATATCAACGTGTGAAGCAATCATACCAAATAAAACTTTCATATCTTTACGCATATCTGGAACTAATTCTTGACGTTCCATTGATAGGTGACTTAATTGATTTTGTAATTTCTCGGCATCAACTGCCAATATATTTAACAGTGAATCAATTTGCGATACTCTAGCATATTTTATTTTATACTCTTTTATATAGTCTTGTATTTTTTTAGCACTAACATTAGCGAGAGATTCAAAACTAAGTCCTGAAAAAATAGAATTATTAGACATTACCATTCTCCTCAATCTTCACATCTTCATATGGTGCTGTTTGTCTGCGATACATTTCTAATTTCGCACACTCTAAAACACCAATGATTTCATTATAATCTGAGTAATTGGGTAACGTATCAGCGTATGTTTTAAGTAATAGAGTAGTAATGATATAGTTTAACTGGCCACCATATGTGGCAGCGTGCTGCTCACCATAATCTTTCACCAATTCAGATAGTTTATCAACCAAATCATTATATGGCACTCTTTCTTCACTTTTAATATATGGCATAATTAACTCACAATTCCTATAATAGCATCATCACTTGTCAATCTAACATTAACGAGGCCGACTTTAATTTCAACAAGATTGTTTTTATGTATAATTACAATATCACCAGCACCAGCAATATTAACTTGAAAAAAACCATTAGCATTTTGTCGCTTGCGAACTGGAGCCTTCAATATTCTAACCAGCAAGTGATCATTTTCACTTCTAGCTAATACTAGACCTGAAGCAGTTACGCTTGTATCTAATACTTCAACTTCATATAATCCACCAACTGGCTCAACATTATTCATAATTTTGTTCCTTCAAATAAACCTTTTCTTACACTATTATAACAAGCTTCATTCAATAATGCAAGTTTATCTCGTGTTGCAATATTAGGATGAATATGTCCCAAATCTCCTGATGCTATTTGTTCTAATGATAAGTAATAAACTGGAATGTGATTTTGTTTAGCAAACTCAATTTCGGCTGTAACACCAGTAGAAATATCCCAACCTTCAATAGTTAAAACAACCACTGCATCCATACGTGATACAAATGCTTTGTCAAACTCTTGCCAGAAGTTCCAATCGCCTGGCAGATTGTATTTCTCCCAAGGTGCATTGTATGCTATTGGTGCAAATACGAATATACCTTGATTTAATAGATCGACTGCGGCTCGTGTTACTGTCTCAGCCCTTTGAGACATAACGGCATGATCTTTGTGTGAATATGGACTAGCAAGATAATATAGATGCGCGTAATTCATAATATACTCCGAAGATCACTTGATCTTTTTCATAATAGCATACATGTCATCGTCAAGATCTTCTAGCTGTTCTTCACGCTCTTTCTGTTCTTGCTCTCTACGCATACGACTCTTGTGTTTTTTTCTCAAACGTTCATATTCCTTTACTTCTACAGGAACAGGTTCGTCTGATTCATTCTTCTTATCAGTCATCTTAACACATTATATTAGTGAATACAACAAAAATCCTAATATTATAATAGCGATTGCTATTCCAAGACGTTTGTTCTTGTTTTTCAATATTAGAATTTCTTTGTGGAGGGATTTAATCTTTATATCTTTGTTATTAGCTTGCTCTTGTAACCATTTGATTTTTAATTCAAAATTGTTTACGGCACTAGCAAAGTTTTTGCGGAGTCGGCGTTCTGTGGTAGGAAGCATATTATTGATTAGGAAATTTCAAGCATTGACTGTCAACGATGATTCTGGTACACTGTGATTTACAAATTAAGTTGCCAATCTCTTCTGGATTGCTTTTGTCGCACCGATTATGACACGCTGTTTCTGCTTTTGTCACTAAACGACGATTGTTGGCTTGGTCTATTGCAAGACCAATTGCAACACCGCATAGAACTAAAGTAATTGACAAGAAAATCTTCATATAACTAATATACTAAACTAATCAATATAATGCAAGTATTATTAAAATTTACCTTCATATTCTTCCACTGGATCTCTATTAAGAAGTTCTTTGAAGTATGAATCTTTCAATAGTTCCAAATGTATAGTATAACTATTTTGTTTCATTATATG